TGTTACTACAGAACTCAACAACGTAGACAACACAGCCGACACAGACAAGCCAAGTGGCACAGAGACGATATCTGCTCTACTCCTAAAGCAAGACTTGCTTATTTCTGGCGTAAACTTCAGCACTGTAAACGGTCAATCAATGCTTACTGGAGAGCCTCTTGTAATTCAAAGAAGTGCCACTTCCCTTACAGCTCTTGACTACGAAAACCGTGCGTCACTTAGAGCGCTCACTCCAGAGGTTGATGACTCAGTAGTAGTTGAGGGGCTTGGGCTATTTATGTTTGTGGATTCTCAGGCAGAGCCAGACGATGACGAGACATGTTTTACAACCTCAAGTGGTCAATGGCTTTTGAGTGTAATTGCACTTGACTTATACGAGGCTATGGCCTTAGTAGAGTCAGCTATACGAGATGAACTAGACGAAGACGAGCCAATCAGGTTCGAAGCTTACTTACAATCAACAGGAAGATAAATAGACTATGCCAGCACTTAGAGCAATCAGGCTCCTCAACAGCGTTGAGGGTGGGACCGTTTCAGGCACAGAGCTTGAGAGCTACCTTAGCGACTCTGGCAGACTTGCCGAGTTCAAAGTTCTACTTTCGATGCGTGGCCAAACCAGGCGAATGGCTGCCAGCGCCCTAACAGTCAACGCCCTTATCACTAGCAACAAGGCTATTGATGCGGTCTTTACACTAGCCTCCAGTGAGAACTCAACCGCTTGTCAGGCAATTGTTGCTAGGGATACAGCAATGGCTTCAGTGAGCCTGAACCTAGAATCCCTGATTGCAGTAACTGCAAATCCTGTGGCTTGGAACATCTTCTCAACCTCCCTCTTTTACACACTTGACGCTTACGCGGTAAATTCCAAGAACGCCATTGCAACACTGGCTGGAGTTAACCCAAGTAGCTTCGCTACAATCGAACTACTCTTTAGCAGCCCTTCTGCACGTCTTTCTGTGACTGGTTCTGCCACAGCCTTACAAGCTCTTTTTGCGCACAACCCTTCTGTAGCCGTCCTCGCCAACGATGCTACTGGTATGTCGCACATTGCAGAAAGCGTTCCAGGAATGAACATTCTTACCAACTCGGTTTACGGAATGCAAGTTGTCTCAAACAGCGTTATCGCAATGGCAGAAATTACCCCTAAGCCAGCTGCTATGGCAGCAATTGCAGGAAGCACAATAGCTATGCCAATTGTGTACTCATCAGTTGCTGGCTGGGCTGCCTTTAAAGCAAGCCCTTTCTTTGGCTCCGTTGTGCCAACAACCACTGCAATTCTTGCTGGACTTGACCCCAACATCTTCCCAACTCTTGCATCTATAATTGACAGCCCAGTAGCACTGGCTGCCGTAAGTGCAAACGGCGGTGCTTCTCAGGCTCTGGCTGCCAGCTCAGCTGCAATGCTCTACTTGGCAACATCCCCTAGCATCACTGCAGTCGTTGACAACCCCACAATCATGGCGGCCTTTGCTGGCAATTCAGCCGCGGTTGTAGCCCTTGCTGGTGGACCTGCTTTTGAGGCCGCAAGTTCAAGCTCGCTTCTAATGAACGCAGTTGGTGCCAACACCGCGGCCCTAGATGCCCTGGTCGGTAGCACTCCGAACTACTCGCTTGCACTATCTTCCCCAGCAATAATGGGTGCCTTTGCAGGTAGCCAAGGAGCTATGACTTACTTTATTGGAGATGCTGGCAAGTTTATTCAGCTAATGGGCTCTAGTGCAGCTAAGGGTGCGTTCTTTGAATCTAACATTGCAATCGACACAATGGCGGCCACTCCATCTGCTATTACACACCTAAAGAGCATTGCAGTCACAACGTTCTCGACCACTGTTCCTAACGGCGCAGGTAGGGTGGGAGCCTTTGAGCCGTTCGGTGGAGGAGTCCCAGCTAAGGTGCTAGTTATGAACGTGCGCCAAGCAGGTATTGCTGCCATCCCAACTGCCTACCAGTTGGCTACAGGCGTAGCAGGAGCAGTTGCAGGAGAGGGATTCAACACAATTGGTACAGGTGCCTTAGCTGCCGAGCAGTTCCCACAGGAGCACTTCGCAACCTACTCCGACCTAACTGTAAAAACCGCGCCTGCAGTTATTGCAATCACAGGTGTACTGGGTATCCGCTACGTCTCGATGGTTTAAAGCTAAGATCTGAGGGAGTGCCAAAGTATCAACCTTCCAAGAATCTGCGATAATTGATGAGACTCTGCTAAGATATCGCACTCTATTAGGGATCAGGAAGGACGTGGCTTCATAATGGCTCAGTACACGGTAAGCAATGTCACTTCCGGTAGGTATGCACGTCAAGTATCTGTCTCAGCTTCTGGTCCTCAAGGTGCTCAGGGTACTGTAGGAGCTTCAGGTCCTAAAGGTGATACCGGTGCTACCGGCGGATTATCCGCAGCGTATAGGTTCTCGAACATCCATGCAGCGCAATCACCTGGGTCCGGGTACTTTGCATTCAATACTGCTGTTTTTATGTCAGCTACAGAGATCTACATTTCGCACGTAGACTCCTCCATTGATACGCAGCATGGACTGCTAGAGATAATGGTAAGTTCCACAAACGGGTATAAGTCCATACTCACTTTTCAAGATTCAACAAATACTACAAAATTTTCCAGGTTCTACGTGACTGGATCTGTTATAGCCAGTGATTGGCGAACTTTATCTATTGAGTATATAGAAGGTACGGCACGGTCTTGGACCTATAATGATCTACTAAATATTCTAGTCTCCCCCATCGGGGATATTGGGGTTCAAGGACCGACAGGGCCTCAAGGCGAAGTTGGTCCTGGAGTCCCAGCCGGAGGCCTTGCCGGGCAAGTACTTAAAAAAGTGGGCACTGCAGACTATGAGACAGAGTGGGTAGACGCCTCTATAGACGAATCTGCAGTGAGTAACCTGGTAGATGTAGAATTATCCTACCTAAATGGGGGACAAGTTTTGGCCTGGGACGCCGCTACAGCCCGCTGGATGAACCAGACTCCTCAAATATCAGCCGAAAATATATCTGGTATTATTATTGGAGGATCAGCTACATCAAGTTTTTAACCAAAGTAAGTAATTAGGGGTATAAACGTATGGCAATTCAAATTCAGCTCAGGAACGACGAAGCTGCTGATTGGACTTCAGCAAATCCGACGCTTGCTCGCGGAGAGATGGGTGTTGAGATTGACACCCTTAAGACCAAGATCGGCGATGGGCTAACTGCTTGGAATGCTCTTGCCTACGCCGGAGTAGATTCAGCTTCTCTCATACCTTTAGTTTCTTTTGACCACGTACAGGGCTCCGCATCCAATGTGTGGTCGCTCACTCACAATCTAGGCTTCTATCCGACTGTTAACGTATTTGATACGGCTAACAGTTTGGTGGAAGGTGCGATTGAACACACTAACAAGAATGCTCTAACCATAACCTTCTCAGTAGCCATAACCGGCACTGCGAACCTCTCCTAAGGAAAACGACCATGGCAAAACAGTTCTTAACAGGGCTCGATCTAAACAAAAATGAGCTTCTAAATGCTAGGATTCAAAACCTAGCCACAGCTCCCTCTTCCCCGGTATCGGGGCAGATCTACTACAACACGGTAGATAGTACCCTCCGTTACTACGATGGTTCAGTGTGGCAGCTTCTAGCTCAAGGTGGAAACCTTGAAGATGCAATCCAAACAGCAATCGATGGTCTAGCTACTGTCTACGAGCCAATCGGTGCGCAAGCCGCCGCTGAGGCAACTGCCGAAGCTTATGCTGACAGCCTAGCCCCCAACTATGACGCTGCAGGAACTGCTGCAACTGCCCAGAGCGCTGCTCAGAGTTACGCTGATGGTCTAGCCCCCAACTATGACGTTGCTGGTGCAGCTGCTGCCGCCCAAATTGCTGCTCAGAACTATGCTGACGCTGCAGTTACGGAGCTAGTAGGCGGAGCCCCCGATCTTTTAAACACCCTAAATGAGCTAGCCGCAGCTATTGCTGACGACGAAAGCTTTGCAGCCACAGTAACTGGTCTGGTTGCTGCTAAGCAGGATACACTAGTACCTGGAACTGGCATTACCGTAACCGGTAATGCTATTTCGGTCACTGCTGGCACCTTCGATGCCGCTGGTGCTGCTGCTTCTGCAGGTACTGCTTCTAATACATATGCTGATAGCTTGGCATCTGACTATGACGCTGCAGGTACAGGAGCCTCTCAGGCTGGCACTGCTTACAGCAACGCTGTCTCATACGCTGACGGTCTAGCTCCTAACTATGACGCTGCAGGAACTGCTGCTACCGCCCTTCAGAATGCAAAAGACCACGCCAACACAATTGCGGGCACTGCTTACAGTAATGCTGTTTCATATGCTGACGGTCTGACCACCAGCGACATTGCTGAAGGTACTAGCCAGTACTTCACCACCGCTCGCGCACGTGCTGCAATTACTGCTGCTGACGGCACCCTTACCGTAACCGATGGTGCGTTTGCTGTAGACACTGCAAATGTTGCTACCGTTGCCTCTGTAACTCAAGCTGTATCTGATGCCGCCAACACTGCAGCTAGTGCAAATACTACCCTTAGTGGTACGCTAAGCCAGGCAATCACGGACGGTGACAACGCTGTAACCAGCGCACTGACTACTGCCTATGGCAATGCCGACGATGCAGTTGTATCGCAACTCACTACGGCTTTCGGCGATGCTGATGATGTTGTCCTATCAACTCTACGATCTGAGATTCAGTCTGCTGCTCAGGGTCTGGACATCAAGGGTTCGGTTCGTGCTGCTACTGATTCTGCAATCACACTATCTGGGCTACAAACAGTTGACGGTGTAGTACTAGTTGATGGCAATCGTGTTCTTGTTAAAGACCAAGCCAATGCAGCTACCAACGGTATTTACGTTGTAGTTGATGGTGGCGCGTGGACTAGGGCTACCGATGCCGATGAGCCAGATGAGTTAAACGCTGGAACATTCGTATTCGTTGAAGAGGGTGCCTTAAACTCTGACTCTGGATTCGTTGTATCCTCCGACAACCCACTAACTATCGGCACTGACGACATGGTCTGGACCCAATTCTCCGGGACTGGTCAAATTGTTGCTGGTACCGGTATAGTCAAGAGCGGCTCGACTCTAGACGTAGTTGGCACCGCAGACCGCATTACTGCTAACGCCGATAGCATTGATATTGCCGCTACTTACGTTGGTCAGACATCTATTACTACTCTTGGGACCGTCACTACCGGAGTCTGGAATGGCTCTACCATTGATGTTGCAAATGGTGGTACCGGCGCAACTAGCCTAACCGGCTACTTAGTTGGTAATGGTACAGGAGCATTTAGCGCACTGTCTACCATCGACGGCGATGACATTACTGGAGACATATCCGGGAATGCTCAAAACGTAAACGGTACAGTTGGAATCACTAATGGTGGTACTGGCGCAACCAGTGCTGCAGGTGCTCGCTCTAACTTGGGCGCAACCACTAAGTACGCAGTAAACAATGGTTCGCTAACACCATCTGCCGGAGTTGTAACCTTCAGTATTTCTCACAACTTGGGAACATCTGATGTAACTGCTCAAATACGCGATCTATCGACCAATGCACTTGTTGAGGCCGACGTAGTCCTCACCGATACCAACACCGTCACAGTCTCATGGATGTCATCAACAACCGTTGCTGCTGACAGCTATCGAGTCGTAATAACTGGCTAACACAGAAATAAGTTAAAATAGGACAGAAGAAAGAGGTCACCAAATGGCTAGCAAGAAATTCCTAACCCCGATCAATATCGTACAGGGTACATCGTTCCCTGTGGACGCAGATCAGGGTGACCTCTTCTTTCGATCCGACGTTGGGTCAATGTACGCCTACGACGGCATAGCATGGGTCTCAATGGTAGCATCCGACATCACAAACGTTGATGGCGGAGACGCGGTAAGCGTATACAATATCAACTACGACGGCGGAAGCCCAACTAGCTTCTAAGCAAACTAAGGAATAAGACAAATGTCAGTCAGAATTCAATTTAGGCGCGGTACCGCAGCCGAGTGGACTAGTGCTAACCCAACTCTTGCAACTGGAGAGCTCGGATATGAAGTAGATACCGCGGCAATTAAGATTGGTGATGGCGTCACAGCATGGGCATCGCTAGCTTACGGAGCAGTAAGCGAAGCTTATGTAGCTGATGCAATAGCTGGAGTTGTAGGGCTTGCACCAGACGCATTAGATACCCTAAATGAGCTAGCTGCAGCTATCGGTGATGATGCAAATTTTATTACCACTATAGGTGAGACGATATCTCAGGCTGAGGATAGCGCTATTGCTCATGCTGACTCCATACTAGGTGATCACAATAGTGACCAGACTGGGATTCACGGTATTGCTGACACTTCCCTTCTCGAAACTCAATCGGGAGCTCAAACAAAAGCAAATATAGCTCAGGGCAATGCTGCCAGCTATACCGATAGTGCCGTTGCAGCACTTGTTGACAGTTCTCCTGGAGTTTTAGATACCCTAAATGAGCTAGCTGCAGCTATCGGTGATGATGCAGATTTTGCTTCTACAGTCTCAGCCAATATCGCAACAAAGTTAGCTTACATAATTGGGACCGCATCTGACCTGGGAGCAGCCAACGCCGTAACTTACGCAAACACTATTTATATAGAGAGTGACACCAATTACGCCCGCATCGGCGACGGCATAACCGAGTACAATGATGTTACTTGGATTGGCAAGAGTTACGCTGATTTTGTAGTCGATACGCATGCTGGCCTAGAAGATAATGTTCACGGCATCGCAGATGTGACAGATCTTGTCATCAGCTCTCAGCTGGCAGAAGTTAACGACGCGTTGGGCGACCACGAGTCCAAAACAATTGATGTCCACGGAATTGCAGATACCTCTGACCTATTAGTTACAGTTGATCTAACTACCCACAATGCCGACACTACAGCTGTCCACGGAATTGCGGATACTTCTCTTCTAGCTGTAACTTCCGACATCTCAACTGCCGTAACCGAGCACAATGCCGACACTACAGCTGTCCACGGAATTGCGGATACTTCTCTTCTAGTGCTCACAGAAGACCTTGCAGCGTACCAAACTACATCTGCAGCTTCGATAATGCAAGGAACTATTGACGAGAAGGCCGACATAGATGGGCCAACTTTTAGTGGAACAGTAGAACTGCCAGCTACCACGTCAATTGGAAGTGTTAGTGCAGTAGAGCTTGGCCACCTAAATGGCACTACCTCTGGTATCCAAACACAGATGGATGCAAAACTAGCTTCTGCATCTGCCGCATCAACTTATGCACCACTAGATAGTCCAACATTTATTGGTACTGTTGTACTCCCCTCATCCACCAGCATCGACGGCGTATCAGCAGCCGAAATTGGATACCTATCTACTACAACCTCAGATGTTCAAGTTCAGATTGACACTAAGGCGCCAACTGCTAGCCCGACGTTTACTGGAACTGTTTCTGGTGTAACTGCTGCAATGGTCAGCCTCGGTAGCGTAGACAACACTGCAGATCTAGCAAAGCCTATTTCTAGTGCAGCTCAGACCGCTCTCGACGCAAAACTAAACCTTGCTGGTGGAACATTGACTGGACCTCTACTTCTTGCTGCAGATCCTACACAGGCTCTTGGTGTAGTTACAAAGCAGTATGCAGACTCAATCTCCCAGGGGCTTCACATTCACGAAGCTGCCCAAGCTGCTACAACAGCTAACGTAGATCTATCTACTGGTTTAGTAGACAGCACCGTAATCGACGGAGTAACTCTAGCTACAGGTGACAGGGTTCTCGTAAAAGCGCAGACAGATGCAAGCGAAAACGGTATCTACGTAACTGCAGCTTCTGGCGCAGCATCACGTGCACTCGACTTCGATGAGCCACTAGAGATGAGCGGTGGAGACTTCGTATTCGTACTAGGAGGAACCCTATACGACAACACTGGATGGGTAAAAACCTCTGGTGACGTTGTAACAGTCGGAACAGACGACCTAGAGTTCACACAGTTCTCTGGTGCAGGATCCGTTACAGCTGGAACAAACCTAGAGGTATCTGGAACTCAGATATCATTAGCGGCGGATCCAACCCTAGTAGACGCGACTATCACAACCCTAGACGTCACCAACCTTGTGTTCCCAGACGGCACTATTCAGACGTCCTCAGGCGTTGTATCCCTCACAACCTTCACAGAGAAGACGGCTAGCTACACGCTGGACGCCCTACCTCACCAAGATTCCGTAGTTGAGATGAACTCCGGCAGTGCGACTACCTTCACCATTCCAGCCAACTCCACTCTAGCTTGGCCAGTAGGTGCTAGCATGGATATTATGCAGACTGGATCAGGTCAAGTTACCGTATCTGGAGCATCAGGAGTGACTGTAAACTTCACACCTGGAAATAAGCTCCGGACGCAGTGGTCATCTTGTACTATAATGAAACGTAGCACCGATAGCTGGATTCTATTCGGCGACCTCACAGCGTAAGCAACTAGTTAAGAGAGAGTAACAGATAATGGCAAAGAAAGAAGCAGGCGGAAGGTCTTCTGCACAGAATGACTTCCTAGAGCCCCTAGCACCCCTAAACGTTACAGCCACCGACGTAGGGACTTCACGTGCCTACAATGATGGCGCGATAACTGTAACTTGGGAGATTGACGCGCTCTCCCCAGAAGCAGCTTCGTATACTATAACCGCAGGTGGCACTACTGTCGACTCTGGATCACTACCCGCTCCTTCGGGAAGTACTTACACCGCTGTTGTCGCAGGGCTAACTTCTGATACTGCTTATGTAATGTCTATATCCTTGACAAATCCTTCCGGTACTTCAGGTGCCACGGCCGCTTCTAGCTCTACAGCAACAACCGTGCCTGCAGCTCCAGCATCTGTAGCAGCAGCGTCAACAGTAGAGAATCAAGATGACGTAACCTTTACAATTCCCGCCAGTGGTGGTAAAGCTATTTCTGGCTACAACTGGGAGTCAGTGGAGATTGAAGGCGGCACCCCTAAAACAGGTACTACTGCAACCAACTCCTTCACAGTTACACAAGAGGGTGAAGGCGAACTCTTAAACAAGTACCGTGTATACGCCACAAACGCTAATGGTATATCTGCTTGGTCCGCATACTCTAACGAGATTGACACGCTCCCACCGTTCTTCCCTCCATTCTTCCCACCGTTCTTCCCTCCATTCTTCCCACCGTTCTTCCCACCGTTCTTCCCGTTCTTCCCACCGTTCTTCCCACCGTTCTTCCCACCGTTCTTCCCACCGTTCTTCCCACCGTTCTTCCCACCTAGCTTCCCGTTCTTCCCACCGTTCTTCCCACCGTTCTTCCCACCGTTCTTCCCACCGTTCTTCCCACCGTTCTTCCCACCGTACTTTAGTGGTATTTTCTCAATACCTCCAGGGTTCGAAGAGCAATAAGCTCAAAAGGAGCAGGCGACTAGAGTGATCTAGTCGCCTTTTCTTTTTATGTTAGGATGTATATATGCCAAACATTGCAGACAACAGCGAACACATAGTTTTCCCCCTACCTGAGGTGCCACCTGCCATTTCGGTACCTAATGCGCTACCTGATCATCTATTTACTCAGGTAAAGTCTCGGCTTCAAGGGCTGGACTGGGGGCCAGGGTCTGATACCAGGTATCACAGTATTGCTAGTCGGTGGACGCTAAATGTTCATTTTACGGAAGAGATAGATGCTGCCTTCCTAAAACTTGCTCGAGAAAATTTTCAAGACCCAGATATAGAATTATCTTTTTACTACACATGTAGATACCAGATAAACGAGGGAAATATACCTTATCTGTGGACTCACATGGATCAAAATGGGTGCCAGCACACCATGGACATGTGCGTCATAAAGGAGAATTTAGACGATTGGGGGCTGTTGGTTGACGGAGAATTATTTTCTGAACAAGAAAACAGTGCTATTTTTATGTCTTCCTGTCAGCAGGCACATGGAAGGCCGGCTTTCCCATCACGGGATCCTGAAGCTTACATAGTTGTGCTGTTTGCAATCTACACAAAGCCAGATCACTGGTGGAGAGATCTTGATGGAACTCAAGAATCCTTCGAGACAGCAATCGACCAGTACCGCTGGGACGGGGACATCAGGTACGCCGAACATGCAGGGAATGCCCCTTACTTTGACAATATTCCTGCAGAGAATAAGGACTGTAGAGCATACGGAGAGGTAGAGTGCCACGAGTGTTGGACTATACCAGAAGACGTACTAGAAGCTAAGAAAGTTAGAAATAAAGAAATAAATTCCAAATGAGCGTGATACTCGTTTCCATGATTGCTTATAGGGAGAGATACCTAGAGGAGTCGGTTAGGGATTGCTATGATAAATCGGATCGCCCCGAAGACCTAAGATTTACAGTAATCTCAGAGCAGTCTAGGGACGAGTTACATGCTGATCTATCTTTTATCCCGCAGCACCAACTAGATTTTAAAAAATATGACCTGTCAGAGTTTAGAGGAATAGTCTGGTCAAGAGGAAAAACCTTAGAGACCGAACTCTACTATGATTTTGTGCTCTACACCTGCGGTCATAATAGGTTTGCTGAACACTGGGATACAGATCTAATGAGCGAGTACTCCAAGGCTAGGGCTATCACACCAAAAGCAGTAATCACCGCTTCAGGCCCTCAGTTCAACTACAACCCAGATGAGACTATTGCTCTTGATCTAGAAGAGAGACCTGTAAACAGGTACAGGCCTGAGATATCTAAAGATTATACTCCAGGATATGGGTTTCCAAATGAGCTGCAAATCGATGTACCGGACACTGACGAGATTTTAGAGGACTGTTATATCCAATTTAGCTGGACTTTTGGCCCAAAAGAATTTGCGATAGAGGTCCCTATGGATCCAGATATGGGATATCATGCTGATGAGATCTCTACCACGATTAGGTCTTGGGCAAAAGGATGGAGGGTGTACTCATCGCAGAAACCTCTATATCTTCACGACACCCATAAAATGTATCCAGGCGAAGACACCTCTAGGACAATATCCCATCGGCCATGGGCAGACCTCCATAAAGATGCATTTTGGAAGCAATCGGATGAGACTATGCTCAGGATAAATAAGCTCATGTCCGGGAGACTAGAAGGGCCCTACGGAGAGGTCACAAAAGATCAGTGCTTAGCTTTTTGTGAAGCAACCGGAATGAACCCAAGACATTGCGAACCAGATTACAATTTTGACAAACTTGATCTTCCAAGGCATGGTGATGTTTTTAGATCCCATGACCCTATTCTTTCCGATTAAGTAGTAGGATTATAGCCATGAATGATTGGCACACTAAAGATAGGTCTGAAACATCTGCTAACCGCATGCCAGATAGAGCGCTTGGGTCAATAGATATAAGCAACCCAGCACTAGGCATAAATGTGTACAGCAACGTGTTCTCAGAAGCTGATGGTGCTAGGTATATAGAGACTTTAGAGTCCTCACTCAATGATAACGATGAGTTCTTTTGGGGTGGTGCTAAAGTCACGCAAAGTGAAGAGGCCACTTTATCCGCAAGAAATGCTCAAGACTTTAAGATAGCAAAAAACTCACACGGGGAGCGCAACTCCAGGAACGCCGAGTTGTATGACCTGCACGAAGAAATATTTAGGAAACTACAAAAGTGCATGGATGACTATGGCCGCTACTGGGGTGTAGGCATTCAAAAATATGAAGCATTTAATTTTGTTAAGTATGACGGTGCAGGTACTCACTTTAAAATTCATGCAGATCACGGGCCCACGTATGTTGCCACGGTGTCAGCTGTAATTTATCTTAATGACGACTATGAAGGTGGAGAGCTCTATTTCCCCAGATTTGGGCTAGAGCTCACTCCGAAACCTGGAGACATTGCAATATTCCCCTCGACATTTATCTATGAGCACGCCTCACAGGAAATGTTTAGTGGGGTTAAATACTCTGTTGTCGTCATGACCGACTACAATGATCGTGACGGAGTTAATCAAAAAGTATCTCAGACCATCAAAAGCTACGAACTAAAGTATTAAGGAACCCATGTATAATGAACTAGGCGAAGCAGCTATGGAGCAACAGGAGCTAAAAGACCTCGAGGCCTCTGAAAAAAGTAAGCAAGAGCAGTCTAATTTAGATCAACGTCTTCGTACCTGGTACACAATAGAAGAGCAGACCTGGAGTGATGCACAAGAGGTTATACCTGGATCTGGAATCTGGGTTTACAGAGACGTTCTTCCTGTTGGCTTGGATATAGTAAATAGACTGGAATCAGTTATAGACGATCCCAATAACGATTACAACTATCGTGAAGCTATGGTCGGCTACTCAATGAAAATGCCAGAGTACCGCGACTGTGTAGATTTTAAGTATAAGAGAGCAGACCTGGATTCCGACGAGTCGGAGCACGGAGATAGGCTTAGGTCACTGTCTGATGATGTAAATCATAGGCAGATGCAAGTAGTAAAAGACTATACCAGACGTTATAACGTTGGAGAGCTACGCTACTGGGAAGCAACAAATTATGTACGCTACCACGAAGGGCAGCACTTTCAGGAGCACCATGATCACGGATACTCCTACAATTGTGTTGTGTCCATAGTTGCGTTCCCCACTGATGACTGGGAGGGCGGCGAACTCTATTTCCGTCTACAGAATGTGAAGATTAAGCCAAAAGCTGGAGATGTTTACATCTTCCCGTCAAACTTTATGTATCCGCACCGCGCCATGCCCGTAACCTCTGGTACGAAGTACTCCATGGTAACAATGCTTGATTATTCAGATAAGTTCCATAAGCCAGACTTCTTTGAGGAAACTGGTTCCTAATGGGGACTATCTCGGTACAGAAGACTAAGCCCGGAGGGGCAGACCTAGAGCAGCTACAAGCCAAGCGAGGCTGGATGGATGATACCCCTGAGAAGCACGCTTACATGTGCTTTCCGTTAAATCTTACCAACAGGCTAGGGTGGGGAATTTCTTTTCCAGGTGATATCCGAGTTGTTTGGGACGGCGTAACTGACACCACGCCTGATCACGTAACAATACTTGAAGGTGCAGAGTTTGTCAGCAACACTAGAGGAAATGCCACTCTTAGTTTTCACTCGTCTTTGCAGTTTAGAACGGATTCCAGCACATCCCTTCTAGCAATGCCAGTGCCAAATTTATTTACCAGAGGTGCTCAATGCTACACAACATTAATAAGCACATCATTTTATATGCATGAGCTCCCTTTGGGGTGGAGGCTAACGGAGCCGAATCAAGAAATAGTCATACCAGCGGGGACGCCCATCGCAGCAATTCTTCCAATTTCCTTGAGTGGCTTAGAGGATGAGTATTCGATGGAGATATCGGATGGCTATGCCACCCATGAGTACTGGCAAGAAGTAAGAAAATACGGTGACGCTGCTCAGATAAAAAACGGCGTGGGAGATTGGTCAAAAATGTATAGAGAAGCACTAGACTATAAAGGAGATTCAGTAGGCGAGCACGAAACTAAGTCAATTAGGCTGAAAACAGTCAGCTGCCCCTTTACAGGAGAAAGTTATGAGGTAGAGGGCACAGATGGCAAAAATAACGCAGCTGATTAAATTTGTTCGAAATAGACCGTGGCTTACCGGCGAGAGTAGCTCTGCTCCAAAGGCAACTTTAAAAACTATTCCAGACTGGTATAAGAGTGCTGATCGCTTTGCTCAAAATCCTATGACTGGAAAACCGTGGGAGATGCCAGACGGCAGTGGGAAGATACCTACGTGGAAAGCATGCCCAGCAATTTACGACATCATGGGAACGGGTTATGTGTACAGAACCCCCTGCGACGTAGAGTTTTTCGAAGATGCCTCAGGGGGTATTCAATATAGGATTCATGACGAAAAACATAAAGACTTTGTAGCCTTTAGACCCGCAATGCCCCAGTTCAAGGCGCCAATGGGTTACCATCAGATGCACTTTGCTTGGTGGTCGGATTGGGCAGTAGAGGTTCCAGAGGGATATAGTGTCCTCTATACTCAGCCTTTTAACAGGTTTGAGTTACCGTTCCTCACTACCAGCGGGATCATTGATAATGATCACGTTCACTTGCCAGGCACCATGCCCTTCTATATCGTCAAGGGCTTCACGGGGGTTATTCCGGCCGGAACACCGTATGCTCAATTGTTGCCATTTAAGCGTGAAGACTGGACTTCCGAGATAGACGCCACTATTGACATGCCGACAATGATGCAAAAAAACCAAGAAAACAGTGCTAAGTATAGGCAACCAGATGGTGGCATATACCAAAAACAAGTCTGGGAAAGACGTAAATATGAATAGAGTAAGATAGTACTATGGCTATGACAGATAAAGTTACAAACATATCAGGCGGAGACTATAATTCGACCACGCCCTCGGGATTTTTTGGTGACTCCGTAGATAATATTATCGCAATAGAGGATTTTATGACAGAGGATGAGCTTTCAATTCTTACCGAGTTCTCTAAGACCAACACCACTTGGGATCAAACTGAGACCCACTACAATGACGAAGGTGTGGTTATATACGACTCTAGCTACTGGGACCATAGAGTTGCAACCGCACCAACTCTTACCCTTGTCAATCCAGAGATTCCTAAGATTATTAGTGAGATGCAGCTTCGATTAAAGATTAGAGTAGATGAGTTTTTTGGCGTAGACGCACATGCTACAAGCCCAGCGATTGTTAGATGGCTGCCCGGTCAGCGCCAGCAGCCACACGCTGATAAGGAGCTACACGAAGGCGAGAACCGCGGTAAGCCCAACGACTTCCCGTACTACGACATTGCTGGACTTTTCTACATAAATGATGACTATGAAGGTGGAGAGCTCTATTTCCCGAACCAAGGCATACAGTTCAAGCCTAAAGCAGGAGCTGCTTACTTTTTCCCAGGAGATATGCATTACATACACGGCGTCACTGAGATTAAATCCGGTATTAGATTTGTGTGTCCCTTTTTCTGGACGATCAAAGAGCATAGGAGGGCGTAAAGATGCCATTAGAGGGATCTGATCTAGTCAAGTACGCCACGGTCTACAAGTCGGCATTATCCAGGGAGACCTGTAACGCTTTGGTGGAATCTTTCTACACCGCGCCTTCTGGCCACGGGTACCTACTAGAAGAAGCAAATGAGTGGGAGGACCAAGACGGCTTAAGGCGACGTCCAATATTCGAGAAGTATAGAAAGCCTGAAGATTTAGACTACGGGATACTAGGTGGACCTATATTCAAAGATTTTAAAGCTACATACCCTGACCCTAAATCTGATGATACAGCTTACGCACCCATGCTTGAGGTTTTAGCCCTTTTTGAGAAGGCTGTTGATGACTACATGACTAGATGGGATCTGAATATAAACATAATTCAGCATGCTCCCCTAGAGTTTAGATACTACCAGGGCCCACAGGGCGTCGGTCCTCACTCTGACTATTCTGGGCATCTGCACCTACACCCTAGCGGCGAAGGTGGCAATCAGGATGAAAAAGAAGAATGGGACTGGGCAAATCAAACTTTTGCCTATAATCTCTACTTAAATGATGATTACGGAGAAGGCGGAGCAGTAACTGTTCGTAGCTATAACAAGCAAGCTGACGGTACTTACAGCGAGTCAGATTATGTTGAAGGCTCACATAAGCCCGAAGCAGGAGACATAGTAATTTTCCCTTGCGCCTTCCCATACGAACACTGGGTATCCGAGATAGGGCCAAACGTTAAGCGCTGGATGATTAACGCCAATGCAATTCAAGATCAGCCACCAATGTGGCAGTTTAGTTAGGAAAATAATGTACTTAGAAGAGAAACTACACGAGAATGTCTACCTCTACTCTGACGTCTTAGATGATCCCGCACGTTTGATCCGCCTGATTGAAGAGCTAGACGAGGACGAGAGTGTTCAAGCTGTAATCCCAGAGTGGGGTTTTTGGTTCTCTAACACTCAAGACGGTCACAGTTTTGGCAGTAAGAAGGATTTTGGGCTAGATGCTCTGGAAGGACTGGAGTCTGACCGCAAGGCTGACGTAGAGTGGGTTGTGAGTCAGATTAGGGGCGCAATCGAGAAAATCTCCGCCGCGTTCTACGAAGATCACGAGGAAGAGGGGGAGCCAAATGTATCACCCTTTGCCGGAATGATGAAATATCGTCCAGGGTGCGACATGGGTGCCCATTTTGATGCACAAGCGGGCGACGAAAGCTTAAAATGGTCGATAATAGTATATGTTAATGATGATTACGATGGCGGTGAGTTGTCATTTATTATTAGACCTTATGACCTTAGGAACCCCAAGAACGGACACCTGCAGCCTAAGAAAGAGGCAACCGATCCGGCCAATAAGGACTTAGTTGACTTCACCATTAAGCCCAAGGCCGGTCAGGCACTAATTTTCCCATCAACTCATCCCTATAAGCACCAGGTACATCTTATGAAGAATGGTGATAAGTATATGTTCCCCGGATTCATCTTTCAACGAGAGTTTGATGCCAGCAGCCCTGAGTCCAGGGAGAAGTACAACGCAGGGTCTGGCTACAGAGATGTGAACGCAGAGATAAAATACCTCGATGAGGACCAAGAATGACCGCAACTTATGAGAGCTACTACGACGGAAAAATATTATACTTCCCTGCCATTATACCTAATATCAAGGAACTTCTTAAGTATATAGAGGATACAAGCACGCCTGCTATAGGCGAGTGGAAGCCATGGGACGCTCATGACAAGGTTAACCCCTATCAGTACGGTATTATGAAAAGCGTAGAGCGCGGAAAACTTAATGAGGAGACTGCCGAGCATAGAGAGGTTGTAGCGGAAATTATTAACACTCTAGACACTGCAATCATAACTGGCTATAGTATCTACTTCAAAAACCTAGGAATGACCGAGGAGAACCTAGAGAAATTTAACCAGTTCTATTGGGAAAATAGGTCACCTAATTTTGCAATTAAAAAGTACTTAGCGGGAGGCCATCACGGAGTTCATCCAGATATTGACGGACAAGATCCAGTCGGGATAACTACCACCTTGTACCTAAACGATGAGTACTCTGGTGGAGAAATCTATTGGACCGACATAGACGTGTCTATCAAACCTCAGGGTGGCAGCTTAGTCGTATTTCCGTCGAGAGCAGTTCACGGATCAAGTCACTTAACAGAAGGCATCAAGTACTTCACAAATGAAGTCCAAGTAGTCTCCAGAAAGTTTATAAGTGAGCAATTACCGTTATGGCCCGAGAACTCATGGCCGATCTAAGTTATGAAATTTTACACGAGAATGTGTACTATTTCCCTGGCGTAATCCCGGAGATAGCAACCCTAATTCGCACGCTAGACGAAGTGAACAGCCTCTCTGTGACCCCTTGGGAGCCGTGGCACGCCAACAATGACCCAGATGAGCCTGTGTACGGTGACCTAAAAACTTTAAGCTACTCTAAACTAAGGCAAGAGGCTGATGCTCATGTGCAAGAAAAGTCCGCATATATTCTAAATACCTTACTTAATGCTATGGAAAATTGTTGCAGGGTCTTCATGGAAGCCCATGGGGCCTCTGCGGATGAGTTAGAGCACTTGCGCAGCGAGATTTATAGTGATGGACCTGTCTACGGCATTCGTAAGTACAATGAAGGTGGCGGCATGGGACCTCATCCTGATAGGACCATACCCGATAAGGATACATATACTATTTCTGTATACTTAGATGACGACTATGAAGGCGGGGAGTTGGCAGTTGTCCAGGGTGGCTTAGACATATCCATAAAAAATAAAGCAGGTAGTATTGTAGTATTCCCATCAGGGTACCTTCACGAGTCAAAAAGGCTAACAAGGGGTAGAAAAACCATAATTACGCATGTCCACACTACGCTTCGTCCTATACTGCGAAACTTCTGAGAGGGTTTTCATGATCCCAGTTAACTGCCGGCATTACAGCTCTTACTCCGAAATACTGGGGGACCTAGATGCAATCCTAGAAGTCTTCTTCCGTGAATCAGTTGTAGTACTTAGGGGGGCTAATCTGACAACTGACGAGCAGTTAGAGCTCACTAGAGCATTAGGTGACGTATCAGGCTGGACACCGAATAGCTCTTCAGATTTTGAGCAAGTGTATCAAGAGAGCCACTCTAGGCTTTCCAACAAGGAGGCCGTATCTCCCGATGAAGTCGCACTGGGTTGGCATTTAGAGCATATAGAGTACGACGACCATTCCCCCATAATTGCAGGTGTCTGGAATATGCTAAAGTTTAAAGTTGAACCCGATGTCGGTAAAACCTGGTTTGTAGATACGTCTAAAATCTACAATTTACTGCCCTTCAATGATCAGGAATTTCTAGAGAACTCAGTTCAAACATGGGTTGAACCGCACGATGGCAAGGAGTTTACTACTGATGTAGTTAAGGCTCATTGGTATACAGGAGAGAGGACCATAAGAATGCACATGACCAGATTTAACTCAGATTCACATTGGCTCTCTACCTTTGACGGGAGGCTGCCAACCCCCGCCGAGGCATTCAGGTATGAAGAGCTTAAGAGCGTAATACATAACTACGTTTGGGATGACATCTCTGTTAGGGCAGAGCATAGATGGAACCAAGGTGATTTAATTCTAGCAGATTTGTTTAAGAACGCCCATGCGGTGACCGGAGGATTTTCCTCCGAAGATAGGGAATTTGTTGGCTTGTGGGTGTACCCCTCGAATCCAGAAGACGCGCCCAAGTACGTAAAGTTAATTGAAACTAGAGAAAATGGAGTGAACAGTGTCTACGGAATATAAAGTCATAAAAGAAAAAATAGTTTATTTCGAGAATGCCATCCCGGATGCATCCAAGCTAGTGGCAACTCTCGAGCGACTAGACTGTGCACCAGTGACTGGCTGGTCTACCTGGGACACTGGCGGAGATGCAGAGGGGTTTAGTTACGGCGAGATTAAGTACCTAAACAGGTACAGCGTGAAGTATGAAGATGATCAAACCACTATAGACGAGTCGCTATGGGTCATGGATACTATCTCAAATGCGATGAAAAGCTGTGCTAAAACTTATGCTTCCATTTTTGACATCGACGAGGTCTCTACAAAATATGCCTGCAATCACATGAGCCATCCTCGAACTACAATGGGAGTGAGTAAGTATTTTCCTGACCGCCAAATGGGACCGCATATCGACTGGAATGAGAGCAATTCTGACATAGAGTATACCGTAGTGGTGTATTTAAATGACAATTATGACGGCGGCGAGCTAGAGTTCGTAGAACCAGAGTTGGACGTTAAGATTAAGCCCAAAGCGGGTAGTATTGTGATGTTCCCGTCGTTTATGCCGTACAAACATCAATCTTGCAACATAACTAATGGACGAAAGATGCTGATAACCCATCATTGGAAAGGCGGCGAGAGGGTTAAAAGAGTAAGGCACCTAGTCTCCGTGTTGAGGAGTACAAAATGATAGAGAGATCAACCCTAGGTGCGTATGAAGTCACCCTACTGGATCCCAATATAATCGTATTTCACAATGTTCTTACTAGCCCAGAAGACCTAATTAAGCATTATGAGAGAACTGCTACCTGGAAGGGGTGGTATGGTTTTGGCAGGCAGGTGGACAGTAAGGGTAAGATACTTCAAGGTTCTGAGCACTTCCCAGACGAGAAGGACTGGGATGCCGTCATGGTGGCTGGCAATGTTGACCCCTATAGGGCAGAAATTGCTCAACAGTTTCATCGAGCTTCAGCTGAGTACGTAAAGGCCACCGGCATTGAGCTGCCTAATTGGACATGTAAGAATTGGTCTCTTGCTAGATACATCCCAGACGAGGATCTCATAAACAGAGAAGATCTAACGATGAACTACCACACGGATTACATGGCCGAGCGAGCTGATCAGCCAGGAGAGAAGTTCGGGATAACTGCTGTTCTTTACCCAAACGATGACTACACTGGTGGAGAAATCTCTTTCACTATTGTAGACCCAGAGACAGGGACCGCAGGACCGCCCATTGACTACAAGCCTGTAAAAGGCGACTTTGTATTTTTCCCATCCAAATATCCCTACTATCATGGAGTTAGGCGGATATGGGGTGCGGCTAAGTATATAGTTCGACTGTACTGGCACTATGACTTTGCTGGGAGTCCCGAATGGCATGCGCTGCATGCAAAATACGGGGAAAGGTTTCAAGAAATGGAGCAAGAAAGAACAAGTAGGCATGATCTTACGGTCATGGCCCCATTTATGCGAGAGATTTACACTCTCTCGGAGTATTATAGTCACCTAGAGGCCGGCACCCTACCCGCAAAGAGGGAGAAGGGGGACCCGGATCATGGAGCCTAGGGTAATCTCAATTGAGTCACTAGAGGATGCTATAGCTAAATTGCCCCAGGTAGTGGAGAGCTTCAAAGAAGAAGGCGTAGTGGTTCTTAGGGGGTTTAGGTTCGGAGAGGGCGACCACGCGAGGATTGCAGAGGAATTTGCAGCCTATCGAGGGCTCATTGTTGGGACGACCTACGAAGGGGGCCATTCAGATAGTTCTGATAAGCACTATGAGCTATCTACTGAAGAGTACGCTCTTCACTGGCATATAGAGAAGCCGTACTATGTTCACCCTATAGAGGCTGGAATCTGGAACATGTATCATTTTACGGGTACTCCCGGGACTGGTCAAACATTATTTGTAGACTCTTCGGCTTATTATGACCGCCTGCCCGAAGCGCAGCAGGAGTTTTTAGACAAGTGCATCACCGAGTGGGATAAACGTGTAGAGAGCCATCCAGATGGGGCAGGGCCTTTCCTCACTAGAGCGGTGGAGACCAGTCCCATAACTGGGAAAAAGACTATAAGAGTAGAGGTAGATCCTGGATGCATATTGACACCAGAATTATACTCTTTCGATGGACGAGAGCCCAGTCCAAAGCAGAAAGTAAATTTTAAGCGAATAGTAGCTACCCTGGGCTACGACTTATACGAGGATAAGTCAATACGTATATCCCACCCGTGGCAGGAGGGTGACCTACTGTTTGTGGACCTATTTACAATGTATCATGCGGTTTCGGCAGGATTTACGCATGGGCAGAGAAAGTTTACAGGCGTCACGCTGAGGGGGGAGTCTTTCTATAGGGCACTCCAACAAAGCACGGAGTATGCGGATGCCATATATAATTCATTAGAGGCACTAAGTGCATCCGAGCAGCCAGTAAGAGATGAGTAGAATGTCAGATAATTTGAATCATGGCCATGTTGATATGGTTGAAGAGTTCAAGCTTAGGGTAGCTTCGGGGAAGGGCGACTCCTACATGCTCACTATCGCGCGAGACGGTGAGAGTCCCGTCCGCTCTATCTACTTCTACCCAGAAGTAGTAGAGGCGGTCACTGGCTACAGAGCCTATCAAGACTGGGGTTTTGCAAAAGACTACCTAACGGTTGAGTTGTACGAACCAACTGGACGGGTTCACAGTAAAATACTGCACCGCCCAAGGGGCGGAGAGTGTACTTTCGTTAGGGATGACTATCACAAGGCTAAGGACATTTTCCTAGCAGCTAAAGAAAACGTCCCTATAGAGGAGTATAATTACTTAGTATATGAGTTTGCTAAACTATTCTCTAAAGACAATCAAAGATTTGTCCCGGAGCGATTTCTAGATGACACAGGATATACAGGAGAAACTAATGACCAACACTGAATTTGGCGAACGAGGCCACTACAAAGATGACATTATCTACTACCAGAACTTTATGTCAGAAGAAGAGTGTAAGAAAGTCGTTGAGTACTTTAATGATCCAGCGCAGCCATGGTCAATGTCTGCCTTCTTTGAGTCCTATGGAATGAGTCTCCTACCCGAAGATCCCCTGCTAGAGCAGTACGGTCTCCCTCGGGACTATATGAAAAACCTTGCGACTAGACTTCAACTGGTTGTCGAGCACGCTTTTGAGCGTCCACTTAAGCCCGTATCCAGCCACGCGCAGAAGTGGCAAGAAGGTGCTTTCGCCCCATTTCATTCAGACAATACTGACATGGAGGGCAACTGGTCTGCATGGGAGAAGAGTAAGTTAGTTTGCTTGCTCTACATCAATGATGACTATGAGGGCGGGGAGCTGGACTTCCGAGACCATGACCTCACTATTGCCCCCAAAGTGGGAGAGCTAATAACCTTCCCAGGCGGCATTAACAATGTCCATCAAGTTTTTGTCGTTAAGGGTGCCACTCGACACACCATTGGCGCTTTTTGGGACTACAAAGAGTCAGAATACTCTGAAGAACGTATGGCAGAATGGGAAGAAGAGATCTCAGGAGTCCGCAAGCAGCAAGAAGAGATGCAGACAGAGTGGAAAGAGCAGCTAGCTAATGGGTCTCATCCGCTTGAGAGTGGTGGCAGCACAGCTGGCTACTAACTCAGTTTAGGTAAACTGCGGTAAAATTATAGGGACTAGTCTACTTTCCCCCGTAAGGACGTTTCCGCATGAGCTCTCTTAGAGGTAATGTCTACAACTTATTGACAGATCAAGGCTCTACTGTGCACCAAGTCTTTACCGTAAAGAACTCTGCTCGAAAGGTTTTAGACCTTACAGGGTACACTGCAAGGATGCAAGTAAGGCTTCGAGAGGTCACAACTAATGACCCTGGTACCGTTATAATCGCAGAGTATACGACAGAAGACGGAGATGGCAGCCTTATAGTGAACGGACCTGCGGGAACAGTTACCTTGCTAATCCCTCCCGCCGAGATGGCTGGATTTATCCCAGACAGTTATGTCTATGACATAGAAGTAGAGTCCCAAAATGCTGGAGACACAACGCGAATCATTCAAGGTAAATTCATTGTGAGAGCCGAGGTGACTAAGTAGTGGTACTTTCCGACAATTTTGCATTTGTAGACGTTAAGGGTCCTGGCCCTCAAGGTCCGGCTGGGCCAACTGGTGCGGCTGGTCCCGCTGGAGGACCGACTGGCGCAACAGGTAGTACAGGTGCTGCAGGCGAAACCGGACCAACAGGTGCAGTAGGCGCCACAGGCGGGACTGGTTCTGCAGGAGCTGACAGCACTGTTACAGGCCCTACCGGGGCTACGGGTGCTATTGGAGCCACAGGACCAACAGGCGCACTGGGCGCGACAGGACCTTCTGGAACTAATGGTGAAGATGGTCAAGTTGGTGGCTCAGGACCAACGGGTGCGACAGGACTGACTGGACTTTCTGGTCTCTCCATCACCGGACCAACTGGACCCACTGGGCCTCAGGGGAGCGCAGGTGGGGCGGGTACAAGAGGAGCCCAGGGCGTTGCAGGGCATAGTATCACCGGACCTGTAGGCATGACCGGCGCAGGTGGACCTCAAGGCGCAACTGGCCCAACTGGTGCAGCTGGACAAATAGGCGCAACTGGCCCAACTGGTGCAGCTGGACTAGACGGTCAAGATGGTACTAGCGGGCAGTCCGGAACAACTGGAGCAGCGGGAGCAACGGGCCCTACCGGGGCTACAGGTGCAACTGGTATTTCAGGTCTAAGTATTACTGGTCCCACAGGGGCACTCGGCCAGCAGGGTACTCAAGGATCATTAGGTAGTACTGGCCCTCAAGGGATCTCAGGTCTATCAATAACAGGACCAACGGGAGCACTTGGAGCTACCGGCCCTCGGGGCTTAACCGGACCGACAGGTTCACAGGGTATTTCTGGACTGACAGGCGAGACTGGCCCAACAGGTTCGCTCGGGCCCACAGGAGCTACAGGACCAGATGGTAGCTATCACGTATCTTCAACCCCTCCAGTAGAGCCCGAAGAGGGCGATACCTGGTTTGATGATATAAACGCTAGGTTCTACATCTACTATGATCTAAACTGGATTGAAATCAACGCCAATCGAATTGGACCGACAGGACCCACCGGTTCGTTAGGGCCAACCGGGCCTCAGGGGACTGATATTAATTTCGTCGGTTCGGTTGCAGATGTCGCAAGCTTGCCTAATGGGGCAGGTAGCAATGATGCATATATTGTTGATGCTGATGGTAATCTTTATGTTTCAGATGGTGCAGAGACTTGGACTGATGCAGGTCAGATTGTTGGTCCTCAGGGTGCGCAGGGAATTCAAGGTGTAACTGGGCCTCAAGGTGAGCAGGGTATTCAGGGGGTTCAAGGCATTACTGGCCCAACAGGAGATCTAGGCCCTACAGGAGCAAATAATGAACTATCAGTTGGTACTACAACTACGGCTGATCCGGGTGTTTCTGCAGGAGTAGTAATATCCGGAGCGTCTCCAAACCAAAGTATAGATTTTACCATCCCCCAAGGACCAACAGGACCTCAAGGTGTCCAAGGTGTTCAGGGCCCAACGGGGCCACAAGGGCTACAAGGAATTCAGGGTGTCCAAAGTGAGCAGGGAATTCAAGGTGTAACTGGGCCTCAAGGTGAGCAGGGTATTCAGGGAGTAACCGGCCCCCAAGGTGAGCAGGGAATTCAAGGCGTAACCGGGCCTACTGGTCCGATTGGCGAAACTGGAGACATTGGACCTATTGGTGTAACCGGGCCTCAAGGGATTCAGGGCCAAACTGGTGCAACGGGTTTGGATTCAACCGTTACGGGCCCCACAGGCGCAGCCGGTCTAGGACTACCAACTGAAGACCTAGAAGACGGGTCACTTGCTTCATACAACTCATCTACCGGACTGTGGGAAGCGCTCAACAAAATTGACGGAGGGACTCCATAATGGCAGTTGATTTTCCAAACACACCGGAAGTAAATGAGACCCATACCGCGGGTGACTACACTTGGATATGGACCGGCGCAACATGGAACGCTGTAACCAACTCGGCGACAGAAGGACCAACTGGCCCTCAGGGAGATATTGGACCAACTGGCCCTCAGGGAGATATTGGACCAACTGGCCCTCAGGGAGATCAAGGTGTCCAGGGATTAGTCGGCGAGGACTCAACTGTTGTTGGCCCAACCGGGCCGACTGGCCCTACTGGTGCTGACAGTGCCGTTACTGGTCCAACTGGAGCCGACAGCTTTGTAACCGGGCCGACTGGCCCTACTGGTGCTGACAGCTTTGTGACCGGGCCGACTGGTGCTATAGGACCAACTGGAGCTCAAGGAACTGACATTCACTTTGTTGGTTCTGTTGCAGATGTTGCAAGTCTACCAACTGGGGCATCCAGCAACGATGCGTACATTGTTGACTCCGATGGTAATCTTTATGTTTCAGATGGTGCAGAGACTTGGACTGATGCAGGTCAGATTGTTGGTCCTATTGGGCCAATTGGGCTAACAGGTGCAACTGGTGCTGACAGCTTTGTGACTGGTCCAACTGGCCCTACTGGTGCTCAGGGAGATTTAGGGCCGACAGGGGCTACTGGTTCAACCGGCTCTGCGTCACTTGTGACTGGACCGACTGGCGCACTTGGGCCAACTGGTGCTACAGGCGCTACCGGGTCAGCTTCAACAGTAACGGGCCCTACCGGGAGTCAGGGAGATTTAGGTCCAACAGGTTCAATCGGTCCAACAGGTCCAACCGGATCAACTGGAGCCGACAGCTCTGTGGTCGGGCCAACCGGTCCAACTGGATCAACTGGTGATTTAGGGCCAACTGGAGCCGACAGCTCTGTGGTCGGGCCAACCGGTCCAACTGGATCAACTGGTGATTTAGGGCCAACTGGAGCCGACAGCTTTGTGACTGGGCCAACCGGTCCAACTGGACCAACCGGTGATGCCAGTCTCGTAACAGGTCCAACTGGATCAACTGGTGATTTAGGGCCAACCGGTCCAACTGGACCAACCGGTGATGCCAGTCTCGTAACAGGTCCAACTGGATCAACTGGTGATTTAGGGCCAACCGGTCCAACTGGACCAACCGGTCCAAGCGGTGGTATTACTTACGAAATCGCAAATGCTGGGTCTGGCGCATACAATATAAATGGGGCAAGCAACCCAACTCTCTCTGTTATTAGAGGGCACAGGTACGTTCTCAACGTAAATGCCTCTGGACATCCTTTTTGGATTCAAACAGTTTCTGGAGGGTACAGCTCGGGGGATGTCTACTCTGATGGTGTCACAAATGGTGGCGCTCAAGTGGGGACAATTATTTGGGAAGTCCCATTTGATGCTCCCGATAATCTTTATTATGTCTGCCAATATCACAGCAGCATGGCTGGGTCTATTGCAGTTTCTGACTTAGGCCCTACTGGTCCGACCGGTGTTCAGGGAGTAACTGGTCCGACTGGCGCTACGGGTGAGACAGGGCCATCAGTCACTATTGGGAACGTTGCGCCAGTTGCAGTGAGCGGAAGTACCGTGTCACTTTCTGGAGGTTATGCAAAGTACGGATCAAACTTCCCAATTATCTACATTGGAACCGAGCCAGGGAGCCCCAGCGAGGGCGACATCTGGATTAGCTTTTAACTAGAAGTAGAGGTGATTTAAGTGGTTCAGACAAATGCAAACTTTAGCTCACGCTCGCAATACAGAATAGAACTCTTCACCGAAGCTTACGCGGTGTCTGGCGGCACTAGAATTGATGTCTCTGCCAATCTAGTGAAGTGGCAAACCGTAAACAATAGCCCAAGCAGTACTGGGTCCCCTCGCTCGTATTCTGTGCCCAACGGTAGGGCAAACAGCACTAGTGGCCCCCTAGTTGAGACAGGCGGGGACAGCAGTCTAAGCTTCTCCTTCAACTTTGCTGCAGGTCAAAGCTTTACCATATATAGCGGATTCAGCAGGTACATACCTTCCGCAAATGGCAGCACTACCGTTTCTATCTCGGTGAGCCACAGCTTGTTGGGCTCAGCTACTGCAAGTATAAACGTAGCCCAAGTTGTTACTGTAGTTAATAGAACCATCTCTTTTAACGGTAACGGAGGAGACTCTCCAGGCTCTCAAACCGTAAGCGAAGGTAGTTCAATATCGCTACCGTCATCCTCACGCTCCGGCTACACATTTGACTACTGGATTATAGGTGGGTCAGCGTATTCTGCGGGCCAGAACTATACTGTCAACAGTGACGTAACTGCGACTGCTAGCTGGACCCAAACCTACAGTAACCCCTCATTCACTAATGGAGTCTCGTCTGGTAGCTTCCGTGTTGGGGACAGTGTCGCTGACTACATTGATGCCTCTAACACTTTCAGCGACTATGGACAAAGTGGGACAAACTATAGCGCTCTGAGCATACCTATCTCTGGCCTGTATGTACAAGATTACGGCTCGTATGGGTACATAACTGGTCAAGTAGGTAATGTATCTCCAGGAAGCTATACCGTAAGCGTTTACGCTAACGGTCCTTCTGGAAATCCTGCGACATCCCAAGGAACATACACCATACTTGCAGCCCTTCCTTCATGGTCAGACACTTCTGTATCTAGCGCTGCAAGAGTAGGAGCCTACTACTCATCTAATTTCTCCGCAACAAACGCCACTAGCTGGACAATTAATGGTATCCCGCCTGGACTAACCACTTCGGGTACTTCATTCTCCACTGTAACATTATCGGGGACTCCCACAAATTCAGGTAGCTATACAGTAAGTGCAACGCCTAGGAACTCGGGAGGTGAGTCGGGATCAACCGAGTATTTTTCAATAACGGTGTCGCCTCGACTTCCTGTTTGGTCGGACACGACTTTGGCTACCGGGGCTCGTGTTGGCCTAGCATATAGCAGTACTGTCTCTGCTAGTTATGTAAATAATTGGGGTGTCGTAGGCTTACCGAACATGGGGCTGTCATTTAATGCTCAGACTAGCGAGAATAGTTTTAGTACTTCAACCTTATCTGGAACTCCTACAAGCTTCGGGACCTTAACCTTCAGTTTGACCCCGAGAAATTCATCATACGAGACTACAACAACCGAGAATTATTCGATAACAGTATACGATGCATCGTTAATATGGTCTGACCAGGTTTTGGCTTCCAGCATTGTGGTTCAAGACGAGGCGTATTCAGATCAAGTCTCCGTATCAGCGGGCCCAGTTTCGGTTACATATTCCGAGACACCTGGATTCTCACTACCGTCTGGCCTGGCTATTGATTCAGCTACTGGAGTGATTAGCGGATCCGTTGCTACGCCTGGCACCTATTCATTTAAAATGCGTGCTACAAATGGTAGCTCAGAGTCTATTGACACAAACGTGCTCAGCCTAACCGTTGAAGCAGCTGGGGGCTATGTAAAGGTTTGGAACGGCTCAGCGTGGGTAGATGGGACGGTCAGCGTTAGGACTGGCGGGACTTGGGTAGAAGGTACTGCTCAGATCAGGAGCGGGGGGAGCTGGGTAACCAGCTTCACTAGCTAGACTTCTTTTTCCTGGTGCGAGGTGCCGGCCTCTCTAGGCTCTCAACTATTTTCATCTCTCTGGTCTGAACTTTTTGGAGGCCAATAGTCAAATCACGAATAATATCCAACTGAGACGATACTTTTATCACGTGATTTTCAATATTATTCACACGATCTGCTAGCGAGCTTCCGCCATTCTCCCAGAGTTGGTGCTCGACTCTCCCTAGGCGGTCTGCTACTGACCTGCCGTCCTTATCAATGCCAAGCGCATCATCGACACGCTTTGCTATCCGATAAACAGCGACCATAGCCGCAATTAAGACGCCAAAAGCAGTAATTGATGCTGCTACGGCCATCAGGAGTTCATTGTTCATATATACTTAGTCCTACCCGGGAGAGTGATTAGTTTTGCTTTTACCCATTTTACCCTACTAAGGGCCCCCCGATTCGGGAGTCTAGCCATTAAGTTGGTCACTCCTTACAATCTTTTAAAACATTTTTTGCGTTTTGTTTTGCAAACGCACTTAAAAGGTGTAAGCTGATGACAGATTTTGGAGAACTAATGACTACTCGCAATTACGGAAGATTGGTAAAATAATGGGAGACTGGACCTCAGCTGACGGACGACTCGGTCCTGCAGCTAAATACTACGCTCAGACTCTCAACTGGCAAGTTTTTCCTGTACACGGCATAGATGATCACGGCAAGTGTACGTGCGGGAGAGTCCATAAAGATAGCAAAGAAATTGCTAAGCACCCAGCATCTGCTCAGGGGCAGAAGGATGCTACTACTGATGTAGATAGACTAGACAAGTGGTGGGCCGAAGACCCTAACTATAATGTTGCATTATTTGCAAAAGAGTCAGGATACTTTGTAATTGACATTGATCCACGCTCTGGTGGTGATGCATCTTTTGAGAAGCTTAAAGAGATGGCCAAAGACGGTTTACCCCCTACGGTGGAAGCTATAACCGGGGTTTATTGGAGTCAGGAGACCGGCGAACATGTTCGCGGGCGACACATGATCTACAAGTGCGGTCCAGACGAAAAGTTTATTGGTAACTTCAATGCTCAAGGTCTTGGCGGACTAGATATCAAGCACAACGGATACGTACTAATCTCTCCGTCTAGGCACCACTCTGGTGTCACTTATGACTGGAAGGAGGGCCATGCACCTTGGAATATGGAAATTGCAGAAGCTCCAGAAGAGCTACTGACAATAATACGCTCTAGGTCAGCACGTAAAGGCCCAAATGGAACCAGCTACAGCACAGCCAATTGGGATTTTCTTTCTGATCTAGCATTAGGCGACAATCGCATAGACATAGAGAAAATTCTCGAAGAAGGGATAACCGAAGGCAATAGAGCGGTTGGGCTCTACTCTTTAGCATGTGCCCTGGCCAATAAGCACGGCACGTCCATGGAGGGAAGGCTTGTGGTTGAATCCCTAATGCTGAGATTTAACGCCGAGATGGTCACACCTCCGATGGAGATCGAGGGTCCTAATTCCGTGCTTATGCATACCCGTAGAGCCCTAGATTGGGTAGCGGATAACCCTAAAATAAATCTCTTCTGGGGTGGAATCTCAGATTGGGTAAAAGAGCAGGGCATGGATATTGGTGCTAACCTCTCAACCCAGTTCTTGACCACAACCACAGCTGCGAATACCTTTGCCCATGAGAACGATGAAGGTACGTATTTAGCGCCTCTAGAGGGGTCAGATGGAGTATCGCCAGATACCGCTAATAGTATTGGTGACCAAATGGCAACCTATGCTTCGGAAGGTCGTAGTCTTAAAGATGTTGCTCTTGGAGGTAACCTAAACTTACCTAAAGACGTAGACGCTCTCAGTGGAAAAGCTGGTGGACGCCCAGGATACCGAAGCCTTAGTGATGTTGGTAACGGTAGGCGACTTGTAGACGCATTTGGTTCTACTATTAGGTACACCCCAAACGTGGGCTGGTTCCTCTGGGACGGTAACTATTGGAAGCCGGACACACAAAAATTGGCTATACGAGAAGTGTCTAAGATGGTGTCTACTGTTTGCGCAAGCGAGGTTGTCAACTATCCAACTGATGACACGAGAGCTGGCGAGATAATAAAATGGGCGAATCAAGCTAAATCTAATGCCCGTATCCAATCCCTAGTTGAGCAAGCAAACTCAGATGAGCGTATCCAGGTTGAATTAGAGCAATGGGATAATAGCCCCACACTAATGGGGGTCGCTAACGGCGTGGTCGACTTGAAGACCGGTGAACTTAAGGTTGGGCGACCAGACTTGCACATCACCAGGCGATCTCCTATTTCCTATGTACCGGGCATGACTAATGTTCGTTGGACAAAGTTCTTGGAAGAAGCAACCAGTGGCGATAAAGAACTTCAGGACTGGCTACAACGCGCAGTTGGGTACACGCTAACCGGGCTAAATAGCCAAGACATAATGTTTCTAATTTATGGCCCTCCGGGATCTGGTAAGAATACATTTGTTGAGACTATCTATGAAGCATTGGGAAAGTCTCAGTACGCGTGGGCCCTTGACTCAAATGTTCTTGCAGCTAGCGACCGAATGAATAGTACTGACGAATATCACATGGCGGAGCTACGTGGTCGCCGTATGATTTGGGTAGACGAGCTCCCAGAGAATGGGCGTATTAAAGAGAATCAAGTTAAGAAGTTAACTGGTTCCGGCACTCTGCAGGGACGTTCTCCTGGAGAGAAGCCGATTCAGTTCACCTCTCACGGTAAGTTGTGGATCTCCACAAACCACCGTCCTATTATTACAGATGACGCTATGTGGCGTCGTATGCGACCAATCCCTCTGACTAATAAGCCAGAAGTGCCGGACCCAACCTTGAAAGAGTATCTGGCAGACCCAGAGGGAGCGCTTCCTGCTGTCCTTGCCTGGGCTGTAGAGGGCGCGGTCAAGTACTTGAACTCAAGCGCCAAAGACCCACTCGGGTGGTGCTCTGTAATTAAAGAGGCCCATGACATTTACAAGAAGAATGAAGACAGAATCGGAGCCTTTCTGGAGGAAGAAACCATTGAAGTGGTGGGAGCTACTACCGATCTGTCCACACTGTTCCATGTGTATAAGAATTGGAGTGCTGCACGTGATGAGCGCAATCTTACCCAGATTGGATTCCAGAGAAAGCTAAGTGATAGGGGCATAGACATTATAGGTGTCGGAACTAGAGCTACAATTAGAGGCTATCAGAGTATCCCTAGAGAGGTCCAGAGCGCCCCCGTGGTAGACTTTAGCATGCACGCAAAGTACTCAAAAGGTGCTTTTTAACTAGTTAAGGAGAGAAAGTGAAGATTTTTATAGCCACGCCGATGTATGGTGGTCTTGCTAAAAGCAATTACACCATAAGTCTGCAGAACCTAGTTGCTACCCTGGCCCAGGCGGGGCACACTGTTGGGACTACGACGGTTGGAAATGAGAGCCTAATCACTAGAGCTAGAAATACTCTAGCTCACAAATTCTTGAAAACAGATTTCGATGTACTACTGTTTATTGATGCAGACCATGGATTCGAAGCAGAAGACGTACTTAGGATGCTTGAATCCGATAAGGACCTTATTGGTGCGATATACCCGATGAAGGGCATCAACTGGGAGAATGTGAGGCTTGCAGCGTTAGCAGGATTCCAAAATCTATCGCTCTACTCTGGGTACTTCGCCTCCAACCTGTTCCCAGAGGGCGCAAAAGATTTTGAGAGTGATGCACCGTTTAAGGTTAAAGCTACAGGAACCGGTATGATGGCAATTAAGCGTTCTGTTCTCGAAGAACTGAAAACGACTCTCCCCACCTATAATCACAACTCTGTCGGTAACCTGGGCATAAATATGGGAGAACAGGTTACCGAGTTTTTTACAACTGTAATTGATGAGGACGGAACTCTCTTGTCAGAAGATTATACTTTCTGCAAAATGTGGCGTGAGGCCGGTAACGACGTATGGGCAGCCCCCTGGGTTAGAATTACGCACTCCGGAGATTATGTCTTTAATGGGACTTTTGTTGCGTCGCTACAGATCGAAGAAGTGAGGGTAGAGCTGGCACGAAGACAAGAAGCTGCTCAACTAGAGGCTGAATCTACAGAGGCAGAAGAAAAAGAACCTTCCGAATAGTGAGAAGATAGTTACTAAGAGAGAATCTCTAGATACCCGAGGTAACTACATATTGGCTAATTCAAAAGAATACGTTTGCGCCGTTTGCGTAAAACACCACGTTGTACCATCACTAGCTCGGGAATGTGAAACCAAACACAAATAATTATCGACCAAAGAGTCGCAAAAATCTTAATAATGTAGTAGCATAGTCTCAACTCGTATTTAAGGAGAGATTATGGCTTTAGTAGATCGAATAACGAATGCTAAGACATCATATAAGAAAACCTTCATGTGTAAGCTGATATCAGTTCTACAGGATCCAAAGCTAACTGAAGCAGACGTAGACTCCGTTATTTCGGTTGTAAACTCTAGTCCGTTAGCCGAAGGTTATGTGCCGAACAGACGACTCGCATACGCTCTTCGAGAAGAAGGCTATGATATAAGTTCAAGCGCAGTTGATCGCCATAGGCGTAGAGACTGTGCTTGCTATAGAGTGATAACGGGAGCATAATGGATTTGGCAAAGAAACTAGAAGAGCTTCGTTCACCTGGTCGCAGTGGATCAGATTTGAAGAAAGTAGGAGTCCCGGAAGACTGGCGGTCCCGAATGGATATAGATTCGGTTAAAGGTGGCTTTGTAATCTCCGCCCCTCGCCCGGAAGGCGAAATAACAGACGCCACTACTGTCCTGGAAGACTTTGGACTAGATCCTCGAGAGTGGACAGTTTCGTCCATGCGAAGAGGCAAGTGGCAGAAATTTGATGGTGACTACCTAGAATCGGTACGAGTAAACCTTGTACCAACAGGTCAAGTTGCAGAAGATGGCTTCGACGTCGAGTCCCTGATGGACGAGATGAAAAAATGGCGCCCGTCTAAGGGCATCAAGAAGTCAACCGGAACAGGTGCCTTCATGGTGGCACCTAGCGACCAGCAGATCGGTAAGAAGGCCGGTGACCAAGGAACACCACAATCTATAGGTCGGCTACTGCAGCTCACTGAGAGCGCGGTACACAGGTTTGAAGCATATAAGAGGATGGGCCTATCATTAGGAACTATCTGTCTTGCGCTACCTGGAGACCACGTTGAAGGTAACACAAGTCAGCATGGAAGGCTTCAGGGTCTTGCTGCATCGGATCTAGGGCTCACAGAGCAGACAAGAGTTGCCCGTAGATTACTTCTGGCACAGATTAAAGCTTTTGCCCCTCTCACAGATCACATGATTGTGCCTGTTGTTAACGGTAACCATGACGAGGTAACTCGTCAGGTAGCTGCTGACCCGGCTGATGGCTGGAACGTAGAAATCGCTTCTGCAGTCCAAGACATCTGCGCAGAGAACCCAGAGCTTGCCCACATTGAGTTCAGGTATCCCTCTAGCGGTCATCAGACTCTAACCGTTAACGTTGCCGGCTCAATGCTGGGACTATTCCATGGACACCAAGCAGGGCAGAATAACATTATGAAATTCCTGTCCGGTCACGCTGCAGGGCAGACAGCTCTAGGTATGGCTGACCTGTGGGTGTCGGGCCATTACCACAACTTTAGAAGCATGGATATCAGTGACAGACTATGGCTGCAGTGTCCTACAACAGACCCCGGAAGCGAATGGTTCCGTGATCGTAGCGGAATGGAGTCAAAGCCCGGATTACTGACTGCCGTTATCGGTGGCGACTTTGAGCCACGAGAATTTATCAGCGTTTTAGCTGTTAAGGGTGAAGTCTAAGCTCATGAAGGTAGCAGTATACACAATTGCTCTTAATGAGGAGAGTTTTGTCAAAAAATGGCATGAAAGCGCAAAAGACGCCGATTACCTCTTAATCGCAGATACTGGAAGTACGGACAATACCGTAAAAGTAGCCAAAAAGCTCGGAATTAACGTAATAGACGTAAAAGTTCGACCTTGGCGGTTCGATGACGCACGTAATTCCTCCCTTATTTCGATTCCTGAGGATGTTGACTACTGTATCGCCTTAGATATGGATGAGGTCCTCTTACCAGGATGGCGTGAGGAGCTCGAGAATGCCCTAGAGAAGGGCTGGACGCGTCCGAGGTATGAATATACGTGGAACTGGAAAAACGACGCTGAGACCGAGCCAGGGCTCCAGTATGGCGGTGACAAGATTCACGCTAGAGCTGGGTATAGGTGGACGCACCCAGTTCATGAGGTTTTACGGCCTTACGGGGAGATTCCAGAGACTCAAGGATGGATTGGGCTTAAGATTCAACACCACCCAGACAAAACTAAGTCAAGGGCTCAGTATTTTTCCCTTCTAAAGATGTCTATCGATGAGGCACCAAATGATGACCGAAATGCTTATTACTATGCCAGAGAACTTTTCTTCTGGAATAAGTATCCTGAAGCAATAGAAGAGTTTAAACGCCATCTTGCCCTCCCTACGGCCCTTTGGGCACCGGAACGAGCTGCCTCTATGAGGTATTTAGCCAAGATGACTCCCGTTGAGAGTGAAAAGTGGCTTTTATCGGCAATTCTCCAAGCTCCTGGTCGAAGAGAGTCCTTAGTTGAACTCTCTCAATTGTACTTCACTGAGTCTAACTGGCAGGAATGCTTGAAATACGCAAAAATGGCGTTAGATATTGAAAATAAGCCATTGGACTTTTTATGCGAAGATTTCGCATGGGGGTACCTCCCATGGGATTTAGCTGCTATATCCAGCTATTGGCTGGGAGACTTTGAAAACTCTATTCTATACGGAAAACAGGCTATAGAGCTAAATCCTGATGATTCTCGGCTAAACAACAATTTAGAGTATTATTTAGGTAAAATCTAGTTTTCTTTGTTTTTCTCGATAAGGGCATGAAATGCCTCTACCGCGTTAGCACTAGTTCTACTTTGCCACGTGAATTTGCACTCGCTGCAGCCAACTATCTTCATAGTTGCCCATCGGCCGCCGTCAGGCCGATCTACTGTAGCGATTATTAGCTTGTCAGTTTTTGCACGACAGCTTGGGCAGAGGGGGAACTTTTTATATCGCATCTCTTGTCCGTCCCAGTTTACGGAAAGAGTATTTCTCACCTGCTGGTAGTCCAAGCCACCCCAGATACCCCAAAGCTGTTTGTTGTCAAGTGCCCACTTAATACAGTCGCGCTTAACCGGGCAAGCACTACATAGCTTTTTAGCCTCTAACTGCTGAGAGGGCTTGTTAGCAAAAAAACTACCCATCTTGTCTAGATTCTCTGGTTTAGCACACTCTCCTTTATCGTGCCAATCTGGTGATTGACTAAACAATATCTACCTCCACAAAAGTTGCGTCTCGTTCATACTCTTCGTCTGATAAGTCGTAGTAGGTAGGGAATCTTTCGCCCTCAAGGTAGGAGTACCCGGCTTTAGTCATCCATGCTGCGTCTATAAGCCTATGGGCAGCACCAGCCGTCTCGGATACGCCTTCTTGCTGTATGGCGGAAGCTAGAGACCTCCTGTAGGAGATATCACTGTCGAAGTATATGTGCTCACTCAAGAAAAATATAATAGAGTCTTCTGACCCTTGGCGTGGGAAGCCGTCACCGTCCCAAGTAATCCAACTGGGATCCTTAGGTAGCCTTAATTTTAATACGTCCACATAAATAAGCTTATATAAGGCATTACGGTGGTTCACCGTAGATTACAAAACTAGTTACTTGTTGCCAAAGGGCTTAACTAAACCTTGTTTTAGAGAGCCAAAGGCAGTTACAACAAATATATCTGCTTTCTGAGCTTCTTCAACCTCAGATATGGTCTCAGCTTTAGGGTACGAGACCTTAATCTCTAGAGTAACCTGATCCAAGACCTCTTCAATGGGAATTTCGAGGAATAGTGCAATTTTACCCATAGCTAGAGTTTTTGCTTCCTCTAAAGTCTCTGCTGCAACTTTTAGCTCAAATGATGTTCGCATTATTGAGTTAACCCGTAGCGTTTCTCTAGTTTATAGGGAGAGTAGTGGACACCCTTAAGGTCAGGATTTTTTCCGTCTGTACTGTTAAAAATTACATCCCCATATCGGACAGCCACTACAGTGCCAAGTCTCCCATTGTGGATGGGGCCTAATTTATCAGCAAAACCGTCACCTTTAACGCGAACAACGTCTCCAACTACAACTTGGCCAGGTTGAAGCGGACGCCAGCTATACTCAGGGTTAGTGTCTTCATCTTTAAGAGCGTATCCCATGGCGAGCTGAGGGAATATGGTCAAAACTTCCTCTGTCATCTTCTCACTTAGAGGCGGTAGTGACTCCCAGGTTTCGAGAAGCTTTAGTATAGCCTTACCCGATCCAACTTTAACTCTTGCAGCCGCTAGCTGCTCTTTAATCCACTCATTGTTCATTTCTGGCATTATATTCTCTCCTTCGATAAGTCTATCACTATAGATTTTAGCGTGTTTAATGTTTCCTCTTTACTTGGAATACTTTTTCTGTATGCTGCTAACTGGTCGGACGCTACTTTTTGGCGCTCAAATGGGTCTGCATCCTCTATCTGATATGCAAGGTATGCCCACGATGAATCGAAGTCAGAAGTGTCCTGCCAATATGTCACCACAGGTGTTCCGGAATTAAGGGCTTGCAGCACTCTGTACGACCACCAAGTTCCCATTTTACGGTCTTGAGGAGGCACTACTAACGCTAGCGAGCTCTTTATTACTTCCATTGCTTGTGCGTCTTTGTCCTTAGACCCGGACACTGTGGCTATTCCCGAATACCTTGTGGTTAAGTTTACAGTTTTCCACCAAGAGCTATTTAGATTCTCCACTGCCCAGGTGTTGGACCTGAGCGGCGAGCTGGTTGGATCCTGCAGTAAAAAACTGTCTATAGAGATAGGTATAATCGCTTTAGGGCTTATAAAAGAAGCCTTTGCTGCTAAATCTGCTGTTGAGAGCCAAGGGACAGCGGGCACAAAAGTTTTAGGCCACGGAAGAGACCCCATCTTCTCTGCAACTGACGCAATAGCTGATCTAACTGGGCCACTCTTAGAGACCGAGTAGTCAACACGATTAGAGAAAAAGCTGCTGAATACCTGATCAGGATCACGCTTAAATGACCGGATACTATTTTTGTATTGCCAAATCTGAGGGCTATCTACAACCAAGCGCAGCTTGGGAGACTCGTACATAAGGTTGAGCACGTGTAGTGCTCCGTATAGCTTGTTTGCTGCAGGAGATGTTGGAGGGGAGAACCCAAAAACTATCAAGTCAAATTCTTCTAGGTTAGATCTAGTCCACCATGTCTTGGGTGAGTCCCAGGTTACAGTGGCAACCTCGCCGTAAGCCAATGCGAGAGTACTAAAGAATGACACATTCTTAGTCTCTTTACAGTGACTAGAGCTCATTCCAGTAAAAAGTATTTTCATAATCTCTCCTTAAGGAGGAGGCAGGGCCCTAAGGCCCCGCCTTCTGCTTATATTCTATTGTTTAGAACGGGGTATCTGCAGTAATTGGTGCTGCAGGAGCAGGGGCAGCAGCCACTGGAGCTGGAGCTGGAGCTGGAGCTGGAGCTGGAGCTGGAGCAGCAGCAGCTACAGGAGCCGGTGCTGCAGGTGAAGCTGCAGCTGCAGCGGTACTAGCGTAGTAACGCTTGATCTCGTTGCTCTGGTTACCGTTATAGGTACGTGTACCTAGAGTCCCACGGAAAGAGCGGCCAGGGAACGCCTGTTCGATCTGAGCAGGGGTTGGGTTCTGAGCCCAATACTCCTGGCCCAATCCCATTGCGCTGGCCTTCATGAAGAACATGTTCATAGCTTTCGGGTTGTCAGCTGTAACTACTAGCTGGTCCCAAACGCGGCGCTTATCGTGAGCTCCACCTTGAACTTCGTTCGTTATCTTGAACATTAGCTTCCCAGTTGAAGTTGTCTTTGCTTCTGCCTCGACTACTTTCAACTCATAGTCACCATCTGGTAGTGGCTCGTAGTTGTTGCTTGTTGCTGCGGTACCAGCTTGCGCCAGTAGCTCTGCAAAATTAACTGTACTCATGATTTTATTCCTTACTTAGTTAGTTAGTTAGTTAGTTAGTTAGTGTAGCTGCTGTTTCGGTCTTTTTCTCGCCAAAAACCATATCTAGCATGCGTTCGACGCCCAGGTCTCCCTGCTGTACTATTTTGCCTAGACGGCCTTGGACGCGCTCTCCGGCCTCCCATTCAGGCGTACGCTCAACATACATGCGTCTTACCTTTAGGGGTGCTTGCATCGGGTCAGGATTTGGTTCCGTCTCCACTGTGATAGCGCCAAGAATGTCATAGAAGTAGGGGGCCTGAATAGCCAGCTGACCCTGTAGGTAAGGACGGAATACACCGTCTTGCCCCTTACGTGCCATGGCTGTCAGTACTACAGCCTCTAAAGGCTGAGTTGGGTGCATCGTGAGGTCACGAAGGTCACGAAGTAGTGCACCCATGTGGCGAAGTAGTTCGCCCCACTGTTGCATCTTCATTTGCTCTGTGCCAGCGATGTTGTCCATGCACTTAACCTGCAACTCCGAGATAGAGTCAATGATTAGGGACTTGAACTGGTGCTTACCACTCTGAAGCCATTGGAATGCCTTCATTACTACATCGTAATCATTAACTTTGACTACAACCGTATCCCAAGTACCGTCAGCCAATGGCGGCTCTTCGGTCATTGGGTCCCAATACTTGATAGTTACTGGTAGGAATCTATGCCCACCCTCAACATCGAGCATTAGGCGTGGGTATGGTGCCGTGACTGCAAAGCTGGATTTTCCAACCTTGGATTCGCCATAAACCATAATTGTTAAACTGCGATCGACGTCAGACATTACTCACTTCCTTTCTTCTCTTCTGTTATTCCATAGTAGCCGTAAGGGTCGGAGACCGCAAACGCATCGCTAAGTGCCGCCTCTGCGGCAGAGCCGTCATCAAAGAGCGGACAAGTAGCGAAGAATTGACACTTCCACTTGCAATCCTTAGTTGGTGTAGGATATGCATTTCTATAGTGACTACCGCCAGCATCGAGTGCTTCACGCACGTCTAGCATGTCGGTCAGTGTGCCTTCTAGCTGATCTAGAAAAGCACGGAGTGTAAATCTATTGTGTCGAACCTCAATCTGTTCGTAGAATGGTGGCTTAGCGTATGCGCCACGCTTAACCTTCCGAAGCATTGTGAATATAGCTCCATCCGTGCGCTCCCCTGGAACCTCTTGGGCCTCGTCTAGGAGCATGTAGGTCTTTACCTGCTCGTTCATGTGCGCCATGGAGCCAAAGTCGGCAAAAGAGCCACCTACAGTTTTAAAGTCACGAATCATACGTGCGCCGTCAAGCTTTCGACGTACACGCATGTCAATCTTTCCCTGAAGGACGACTTTACCGTCAAGCATTGGGCGTTCTAGGATCTCTTCGGTCGAGATCATCTCAAGTTCAGCGTCAATGCCCTCTTCTTCTACCCACTCTAGGTAGCCTTCAAGCATAATGCGACCAAGGTCAGCCTCAGACTCTAGAGATGTAGTATCCCTGTAAGAGTCACTCATCTTCTTCATGTCTTCTCGTATTAAGTCGGTGTGAGCCTCTAGGAGGTCCTGCCCCGTTGAGTAGTGACGATCCAGCGCCTCGTGAATGCGAGACCCTAGTGCTAATGCTCCAGTAAAGTTTTGAATCTTTGGCTTTAAGCGTCTGTAGTAAGTTAACCACCAACGTCGCCTGCAGTCCTTGAACGTCTGTATTTCTGAGTTAGAGATTCTAATTGGTTCTGACATTATTTTCCTTTCTTACTGTTTTCTAATAGTTCTAATAGCTTGGCCTTATCTTTTACAATCTGGTCAAAATTTTCGGACTTCACGTCAAGCGCTTCAATTACACGCTCTTCGATAGTTCCTTCAGTCACATAGTCCGTGATAATCACTGAGTCGTGTATTTCTGACCCAATCCTGTGAACGCGATCCATTGCCTGCTTGTGGTCAACAAGTGACCACGGTCTCTGAAGCATAACAAGTCTTCTTGCTGCTGTCAAGGTAATTCCAACACCACCAGCTTGCGCAGTGAAGAGAATCCACTTAATACGTCCAGCCTGAAAGTCGTCGACTGCCTTTTGACGCTCGTCACCCGACTGTGAGCCGGTAATCAAACCGTGGGCCATACCTTCTTTGGTCATGCGGGCGCTCAGTATCTCAATCAACTGTCGAGAGACAGCGCAGACGGCGACAGAGTCGTCTCCAAAGTCTCCGTTTTTGACGTCATCCATCAAGGCATCTACCTTGCAAGACGGGTCAGACAGCAGTAATTTCTCATCGCCGGATTCGTCTATTGTCATCTGACCGTAAGAGCTAGCAAACTGGAGCAATCTCATCGTTTGAGTGAGCGGATTAGGTGCAACAATAACACCACCTTCGCCGTTACCAGAGTCCATATCTATTTGCTCAAACTGTTCGGCAGGGGTCGAGTCCAGCAGTGCGATCATATTCTCAAGCATTTGCTTATAGGCCTTTGCCTGTTTAGCGCCCATCTCAACGTCTCTGCGATCATTAATAATCTCTGGAAGCCACGGGAGCACACGGGCTTTAAGCATGCGACGCATGCGAGGATGTATCCCGGCATAGAATTCATCCTCCATGTGTGGCTTAAGCCCTAGGATCATCATTCCACCAAAAGCATTCATCATAGTGTTGACATAGCGGTCAATCCACTTAGTCTTGCTTGGCCACTCTTTGTCGTCTAGCCAACGCAGGATCGGGTACAGGTCTACAACATTATTTGCTATAGGAGTACCGGTAAGTGCAAATCTAAGATCTGCAGCACCGCTAGCAGCCCAGAGAGCTCGTGTTTGCTTGGACTTAGGGTCCTTAGACCGGTGAATTTCATCGGCAACTACTGCCTTAAAGGGGATATCATTCAATTCTCTGTTGTGTACCTCGCATCTGCCCTCTGAGACAGCAGAATTGTGGCCACCGCATGCTACACAGCGGGCCAGGGCAATGCCTCCATAAGACTGAAGTTTAGAGTGAGTCCGAAGGGACTCCCAATTTATGATGTAGACATCTGCTTCTGTCTCGAAAGCCTTTCTCCGCTGAGTAGCAGTGCCTTTAATGATCTGAACGTTAGTCCCTGGCCACCACTTCTCAAACTCTCTCGCCCAGTTGGCCTTCAAAGTGTTGGGGCAGACAATCAAAGCCGGGAAAACTTCCTCTCCGCGGTCCTGTAAGGCCTTTAGGGACCTAATAGCCTGAGCGGTCTTACCTAGGCCTGGTTCGTCCGCTAAGAGTGCCCTGCGAGCCGTTGTGAGGAACTCTACGCCAGCTCTTTGGTGGGGGAAGAGGTCTTCATCGCCAGTGTCTGAAGTTTCAAGCTCTCTAAGAGCATTTGCTGGGTCAATTCTAGTCAATCGCTCATTAGACGCCCATTCTTTGAGCAGTGGGCCAATCTCAAGTTGGTCCTTGAAGGTTGAACGAAGCGATAGACATCCAGTCCACGAGACAGGGATACGCCAAACATTCTTGGCAGCGTCCCATTTCGAGCCAGGAAGGGCTCTACAGACCTCTTTTAGACGCCATTCGGTGTTTATGATGATGTGCTCACCGTCAAGCTCTACATAGACAGCCAATCTGTCCTCCTTCGTCATTAAGTAATTATATTATCAGAAAAAAATGTTTCTGTCTACTGTTTCTTGATAATAGTTTTAATCTTGTAGCAATGCTATAGGTTTCCAGCCAGTTTTTACCAATCTTAGTAGGCCATGTCTAATAGCATCAAGTGCGTGACCTTCGCCACCCCTGTGCCAGTACTCTAGCTTCTTAAGCTTAGGGTTGTCAAACATTGCTTTTGCATCTGCAGGCGATTGAAAGTAAATATCGTCAGCTGGACGTCCATTATCCATTAGGCACTGCTTAAGTATGCCAATCTGCTCTAGAGAGTATGGCGCTTGAGTGTTTTTAACTGTCTTCGCATTAATCGTAAACCGCTCGCAAGTAATATCTAGGTTATACCGCATCACAGGATCCCACAGGACCATGCGTATGACCTCCGCATACTCTTCCTGTTGTACTTCAACAGACCACTCTAGAACTGGCTCAGCAAGTCCGTCACGGCTGAATAGGGCTATACCAGTAGCTTTCCCTGGGTCAACTGCCAATACATAAATCATGCGTACTTCACCCCCCAATTCTCTAGAGGTCCTTCAACGTCCGCAGTTAGCGGTACAGCCCAACCTTCTGTTGTAGTCATACACTCCTTCACTATTCTTTTGATCTCCTCTGCGTCCTTTCTGGGCGCATTCAGTACAATCTCGTCGTGAACCGGGACAATTAGCAAGTCAGTCAGGTCAGCTTGGTCTAGTTTTACTAAATTAGATTTAAACACTTCAGCTGCTCCCCCTTGAATTAGGTAGTTAACCAGTGTGTACACACGGTCATCATCGCACGGTAGGCGTCGACCCGTCCAGGTATTTACGTATCCCGTACCTTCTGCCTCTAGCCTCTCAAGGCCTCTAGCCTCTACAGCTTTCTGGAATCCCTGCATACCCGGGAACCTAGTGTCAAAGCTATCCGATACTGCACGCATCTGCTCCTCGGCTACGCCTGCAGTAAGTGCCTGCTTAGCTATGCCAGCACCATATAGACGCCCATAAACAACTCCCTTAATTAGGGCACGTCGTCTATCAGACTTCTCCATAGTCGGATCTTGGTATATCTCACGGCCAATCTCAGTAAACGGGTCAGAACCAGTAGCATCTGCTCGCAAAAAGAGTTGAATCAGGTTTGGATCCTGAGATAAAGTCGCAAACATACGGAACTCCACCTGGTCAAGGTCCGAGGTGATAATTACGTGGTCGTCATCTTTTGGCAAGAATGCACGACGAACGGTATCATCGCCTTTGGGGAGAGTCTGCAGAGCTGGGTTCTGAATGGACATACGACCAGTACGAGCACCCATAGTGTTGATAGACGGGTGAACGTAGCCATCAATATTGTCAGTGATAAAATTAGAGAAATAGGTGTTAGCAACTTTAAGAGCCTTACGGTACTTAAGAGTGGTGTCAGCTAACTGCTGAATCTCTGGGCTGCCGTCACGGACCAGCATTTTTAGCTGGTCAGCGTTAGCAGACTTTTGTCCGGTCTCCGTGAGCTCAGTGATAGTAGCGCCCAGGCCTTCAAACACTTTAACCAGTTGCTGGTTACTACCGACCGGTATTCCATACTGAGCCTTACCCCAGTCGCGCACCTGATCTGTATACGAAATTAATTCATCGTACTTCTTCTGAGAGTAGGCAAGATCTAGGCGAGCACCGTTTAGTTCCATTGTTGTCGCGATACGTCTGGTGTTCATTTCCAGCTCGTACGCCATGCTGTATGGCTTGCCTGGAGCAGTCTTCTCCCAGAACCTCTCAAAGAGTCTCATGGTTAGGACGGGATCAAGGGCACCATACTGCCAATAGGGGTCAAACTTAATGGGCACAGTGCCCCAAGTCCACCCATTGTCGGTCATGCCATAGTCCAAAACGGATTGAGCTGCCGCTGCCTTTGAGTCCACATATTGGGAAGTCAACTTTTTTAGAGCTCCGGACCCGAGTGGATCTATGAGCTTAGCCATAATCATTGTGTCGTGAGAGCGATGCCACGGCATTTTCCAAGCCGAGTGTTGGTCAAACCATTTGGCCTCAAAGGCAATATTATGGCAGACTATGGGGCCTTCAAATTTGGACATACCTTCATAGAAGACGCCCTTCCAATCATCCCAAGGAATTGACCAACCAGTCATGGCGTCGCCAACCTGAACTAGCCGTAACTGGCCGTGCCAGGGGGAAAGTGCATCTTTACGAGGCTTACCGGGAAGTTCTCCGGTTTCGGTGTCGATTGCGATGGCTTCCAGCGGACGCCGCTCTCCTAACCAAGTTAGGAACTCTCTAGCTTTGTCAACTGTGTCTACCAAGTGGAGTTGTACTCCGTCTAGACCAGTTGTCATTTTAAATCTTTCGTTAAGGTATTATCTCAACATTATAGATCTCTGCAACGCCAAAGTCAACTTGTGCTGCATCTTTTAATAATCTCTGTGCCACGCTAGTTAAATACTGGGTACCATTTTTGTCATCATATTTGTACAATGCGTCCATAACAGCTTCAGGCTTGTCACTTACTTGTGCCCAATAGCGGTACTTCTCGGGGAAGACTAAATCTAGACCGAAATCAGGTTCACAGTCGCCGCAAGGTTGGGCATTGGGTGCTAAATCGTAGTTAGCGCCCTCTGTTAGCTTATATTTAGACACGAGCGGACATGCGGCCCCATGGAAAATAAGAGAAACGCCGATACGAGAGAGAATATAGGAGCCAGATTCTGTTTTGTACAGCTCAAACTCGATCCAGCGGTACGAGCCTCTACGTGCTGAAGTTGACTTAGCAAGTAGGGCACCTTCGAACTGAAGGGTCCTATCTCCATCTTTTACTGAGTACATATGTCGTTAGTTTTCTTCTAGTGCTTCTAGTCTAGCCTCAAGTGCGTCGTTCTTAGCTGATAACTCCTGTATAGCTTTAGTGAGATACGGGATCAACTCTACGTGATTAAGACTTAGTAGCGGGTTGGCAGCAAAGTCTTCAGCATCTGCCCCATCCATGTCTGGAACAGCTCCAACATTTTCAGAGACTACTCGATATTCAGGTGGGAAGACAGCCCGCACCTCTTGAGCTAAGAATCCAGGGAATGTCAAATCGGGGTCGTCCACCTTGCTAGTGAAAGTGATTGGTCGCAGTTGGGCAACAATGTCTAATCCACTGGCGATATTGGTTACGTTGGTCTTTATTCTAGAATCAGAGCTAGTCACCTGAAGAGCGGTTCCAGCACTGGCTCTTCTAAGGTTTGCCGCGAAATTCGTTGTGCCGACAACAGAGAGCTCCAGTCCGTTACTGTCCACATACGCGCCGGTAGACCCATTTCTACCAAGAAACACGCCACCCGCTCCGATCCGAGCAAAGCCTCCGGAAGTGTTGTCAGTGATATTGACACCAATGCTGTCACCCTCGATTTCACCCTTTAGGCTGTTGCCACTGTAAAATCGCAAAGAATTAGTGCTGCCGAGCATCTCAACGCGCTTACTTCCAGAAGATGTCCTAATCGTTCCGCCGGTTATGTTTCCAGTTACAGAGAGGGTTCCAGCAACCGTAACGTTGTCTAAGTAGCTCTGGCCGTTATTGTAGAATCTAAAGTTTGTTGCATTCGGTTCGCCTAACCCAGTGAGGCCAATAATGCCTGGATTTGCCTGACTGCTACCTCTAATTTCAATTCGCGGAGTCCCCTGAGCACCGGTGCTAATAAAGTCAGTGAGAATAAACCCAGCAGCCAACTGATCAGCGACAACAGTACCGGTTCTTAGGTTTCCACCATTAATTTGAGTAGTGCCAGGAAAATAAACATTATCTCTGACGTTACTTATGGCAGTCTCAGCCGCATTTACGTCAATAGCAGCTTGACCTGCAGTCTGATTGGCTTGACCTGCAGTCTGATTGGCTTGATCTGCAGTCTGATTGGCTTGATTTGCAACACCGCTTACGCTACTTAAATCTGAACTAGTAGCGTAGCCTCCGATCTGAACGCCGTCTGCTATGAAAACTGAACCATTGTTTAGGGCCTGAAACTTAGGAGTGCCAGCAGAATCATACGCAAAAATACCAGCATTATTTAGCTCCACTCTTTGGTTACCTGTCAAAGTAGTACGAATAGAGCTACCCACAACAAGAGCAGCGTCAAGTACTCCCGACTTAATTCTATTAGCCTCTAGAGTATTGGCTTTGATAACATCACCGTTGATCTCATTACCCTGAATTAGCTGGCCGGTAATATTTATGCCAATAATATTCTCGCCGGTGACGATCGTCCCAGGAGTGATATTAGCGGCAGTGATTATGCTGGAGATTGCACCAGCATCGACAAGACTGGCTGTTTGACCAGTTACAGGTAGAGATGGAAGACTTTCAATAGTGTTAGCGTCCTCTAGAACAAACTTATAGTAGTAATCGGTACCGTATTGAATGTTTACGTCTACAAAGGTCTGATTTGGAGCAGCCGAAAGAGAGGCTACCTTACTGCTAAGAGAAGGCGTAAAGCTTGAAGACGCTGCGTCCCTATGAACCTGAAGTGTTACTAGTCCGGGTGGCAGGGTTTGGGCGACTCCGCTGGTATTTTCAACACCACCGTCCCAAACTAAGGTTATAGTCCCTAAGTAGCTAGAGGAAGTAGGAGCAGTAGGCCTAATGCTTGTTATTGTCGTAACAGAAGACGATGCCGCCGTTGTATGCGAGCCAAGTAGGGCCGCAGAATACTGATCGCCGCTGTCGTAGGCTAGAACCTCAAAAGAGTAAGCTGTTCCTTGCCTAAAATCGTTTCCACTAAATGTGTAAGAACTTCCAGAAGCTATTGGGACATCCTGAGATGACCAGTTCCCTGAAGAGCCGGCTCTGTACCTAATGAGGTGCCCGGCCAAGTCAGTTATAGTATCGCCAGAGACGCTAGTTGTTGGAGGTGACCACGAAGTTGTAACCAGAGCAACAGGCCTAGAAGTTACTGGGTCAAACTCAACATCGCTAGTGATGTTAATTGATGTTGGGGGGTTAGGGGGGTCTCCGTCAGCGCTAATGTCTGACGTAGGAGTGTATTCCACCCACCGCAGGCCATCCCAGTAGTAAGTCTCTTTTGATGAGCTGTTAACCCAAATAGAGCCAACTTGAACCCAACTTCGAGCAAGTGGAAAAACGTAAACGTCAGAAACGGGAGTTATCTCATCTGTAGGCTCGTCTACACCTGCAGTAAGGGTATAAGTAATAGTATTGTCAGTAACTGAATCTATGTAAAAGAATCCATCCATTCCAGATGCAATTCGACTCTCGTCATTATTTATTTGATCAATAAGAATGTTGATGTATATTTCATTGCCCGCCTCAAACTTGTGAACGGCATTCATCGTCAGAGTGACCTCAAGACCAGTGATCTCGAAGGAGTCTACTGCACGCTTTGTCTGCAGCCTTTTTCGGGTAGTCCATGTGCTAGGAGCAAGAGTTTCTGGCTTAAATGAGTAAGTATTGGTGATAGTAACACCAGGTAATTGACTAGTTTCTGGGTTATGGGAGTAGCTAGGTCTATCGCTCCAAGGTGGAGTATCTGAAGCAAGTAGCGAGAATGCATCACTATCTACATCAATTTCTTCCGTGCTAGTTCCGTGGATCCCACTCACAGCAAGAGTGGTCCCAATTTCGGCAGAGATATCAGCTTCTAGGTATATCTCTACTCTGTCTTCAGTACTACCAGTTAACTTTTTTGGGTAGTAGTAAGCGTCGTGTATTGGACGCCATTCGTTAGGGGCAGTGCCAGAAACTAAGGTAACAGGAGTAGGGGTGCTAGCCGCAAAATTAACAGCAGACTGGACCTGTCCGTCTGTCAGCAAGCTGATCGGTCTCAACTCTACGGATCTTACACGCTGGTCAAGCCTGCTCATTAAGGTTGAGAGCTTCCTCTTTCTTCTGCGAATTCCCATTATAGGTATACCTTTCCATCTTGAATCGTGACCCCAGAAATAGGAACGGAAGGCTCAATGATGAGCTCCAACGAAACCTCTTCAGGGTAATTGCTTGTATCAGGGACGCTAACACTGAAGGAGATTATTTTTCTAATTAAGACCCCTGAGTCACTTCCATAGTCTTGCTCCAAGTAACTGCTGGCTCTCAAGGCCACAAAGTCGTCATTAAGTTTTACTGAGCACCAATCTCCCGGGCTATATGTTCCAAGCTTAGGGTTGGCAGATCCGTTAACAGAGATAGTAAAGGTGCTAATCGGCGGGACTGACTCCTCTAGAAGCCTAGAGGCCTGCTTCCATAGTACGGTTTCGTAGGGAGTGTCTAAATCTTCGACAGCATCTAGCAATGGCCAACCTTGATTCAACAATTTGTGGTTAGATGCACCGGAATACGGTTGGCTAGCGCTAGAACTTAGCCGGGGGTCTTTTCCTTGAACGAAGAACCTAGTAGCTGAATCTTCAGCACTCTCGTCAAATTGGGCCTCAAGAACATTTCCGGGGTACTCAAACATTCTCTCCTCTGCTCCGTAGGCTTCGGCTGGTATCCCACCCGTATACCCGTCGGCTTGGCCAGCTAGCCATTCAGTTAATGAAGCTGGAGTTAGGGGTAGAAATGTGAAGTACTTCTTAAAAGTCTCAGTTGCTGAGTCAAATTCACAGTCAACTCTATACTCGAAGCCATTTGGCTTCGTAGAGTACTCTTCCAGTACTTCTGCAACAGTTTGTAGCTCGAAGCCTCTAATCACAGGATTTGCCTCTAACTTAGAACTAAAGTCAGCATTACGACTAAAATCAAAGCCCAGGTTGCCAAGGGTTGTATGCTCCCCAAAAGTGCCATACGAGGCGGCGGCAATTCTGGTGACAGTCGGAGTTCCTGCATCCGTATCGGTCCTACTAGTTGCGATATTACCCCCAAATTGGACCACTCTAAACTGAGTAGGCGTTATGATGTCGTAAACTGTGTGGAATCCGTCAAACGACTCGCTCACAGCGTCAACGTAGACGATGCTCCCAGGTAAGTACCCGTGCTCAGTGGCCGTAGTAAACGTGGAAAAGCTAGTGTCCCGCTTAAAAGACGAAACTACACGCACTGCAGCGCTCTCGCCAACGGTTGATACGTTGGATCCTTCGTTAGTGTACGAGAAGCTGTAATCGCTTATCACAGAAAAAACTATTGCTTCAATAGCATTAAAATCTTCATCTGCCTGAACGTCAGTTAGCCTAACTTTCTGTCCAGTGACAAGTTCATGCTTTTTTGTAGTCACTACTGTAGCAAGATTGTTATTTCTTCCAATAGTTTCAATAGGGTTATAGAGATCAATGCCGGGGCGGATTTCATCATTGGCAAAGTCAAAGTCAAAAAGATCAGTTTCTAGTTCACGTAATAGGTCCTGGGCAAATTGATAGTTGTCTTGACGTGTTTCTATAGTTATTGGATTATCTATCCCGATAGACATTTCAGGGATATTCTTAGTATCGTCCTTGTTGTTAGCGTCTGTGTAGGTTGCAGGCACCGTTATTACAGACCTATCATCTTCAGTATAGCCCGCAGTTAGGATCTCAAAGTAGCCGCTGTACTTGGCGTACTCCTCGAACCAGTAGAGATAGACTAGCTCGCCAACAGTAAAATTGTACTGTCCGCCAGTTAAAGTAATGGTCATGATATTAGTGCTGCCGTCTACTTCTGCTATGGCCTCATAGGAACTATTCCAGGTTTTCCAGACCACCCTGTGTGAGAGGTAGCTTGTAAACTCTGTGGCTGTTACACTCAATATCTTATCAACGAGACTGTAGCTACGGTTCCAGATTATTCCACCCCAAACGCAGAGGCCATTTCGCATAGCAAAAAGAGCCGTTCTAGCGGGCAAAGTATTTTCGTAAAGACTGAGATTATACGTGTCCTCAGTTACTGCAATATCTCCGGTAAATACGCCAGCCTCGGTTAGTGATCTAGAGTAGGAGACACCGCGAAAAGGTACCTCTACTAGTAGCTCATTAGTCATGAGATCGTAAACGTAGTATCGGTATTCTACTGCTTCATTTTCTGGTGAAGTGGATATTGGCATCTTTTTGTCCTTGTATGTCTTTCTGTTAGTCTAGCAGCTAGCCGATCCAGCCAGAGCGGTGATATATAGTACAAGTAGCACCGGCAGTAAACCCTGCAATTGTCAGAACGTTATCGCCAGGCTGTAGGTATATCCAGTCTACTAGGACAGACGCTTTCGATCTAGCATTAGCAACATTTACGACAGCTGACCCAGCGTATTGCACCTCCAGAATCTCCCTGTTATACGTATCTATCTCTAGCCTATTTCCAGCTGAGGTTCCCGAAAGTATGACCATCTCTTGGTCGCTCTCAGTGTTAGTTATAGAGGTTGGGGACCCTCCAGGTACTACCAAGCCGGCAGATAATTCTATAATGATTGGAACTTCAATATTACCTGCATTATTTACAGTAACGCTACCAGTTCCAGAACCGCTGGCAGTTATCACGCTAGTGCTGTATCCGTCGCCATTAGAGTCTACAAACTCGTACTTAATCGGGTCAACAGCCTTTAGGCCAATAGAGAAGTCATGCCTACCTCTAGCATTTACGCTTGTGATCAGGGGGGTGCCGCTTAATCGTACATAGGACCCGCGGGGGTTAGCATCAACACCGCCTTCATAGACCTTCAACCAACCGCCAGTTTTTATTAGATTAACTGCTCTAATAAGAGCGTCTCGTGCAGCAGGTGCATCAGCAGGATCTTGAGGTAGGAAGGACCCATTAAGTGACATTATCCTATTAGAGAATCGACCAACTGCATCATAAGAGCCGTCCGCGTATCCTCGAGGCAGGTCCGGCAATTCTGTTTCAGGGAGTTCCCACCAGCCGTCAATGCCAGAGACGACCCAAACTACGTTGTTCTCATCGATTGTGTTTAAAACTAGACCATTAATGCTTATGTCAGCCTTTAATTTTAACCCAGTTAGGTGTGGAATCGGCAAGGAGGTTAGGGCTTTGTTTACAACCCTGTTTTCCTCAGACTGTTCCGTGACGTTTGGAGTTGTTTCGTAGTATTCAGCCATTACATAGTCCCCCTCAGCGCCTGTCTAGCAATTTGTCTTCCGACCTCGTCTCCCAGCTCTTTTTTAGTCAGGTTGGTCCCATATATGGTAACTTGAACGTCCTGTTTAGCGGCGTACTCTTTATATACAGCTGAATCTGTGACTTTGGAGGACATGCTACTTGAAGTCATGCTGCTCATTGCCCTACGGTCAGCACCGCCGAAGCTGTTAGTGTTATCTCGAATAGCTTTATTGTCTTGGTTTCTTTGGATTGTTCCTAACATGTCTACGTTTCTAATTTCGGGTATTTTTACATCTGAGAGATCAATATCAAAAACGTCCCTCATGAAGTCGCCTAGTTTGCCGTTAGTTATCATGCCAATTAGGTTATTTACACCTCGAATACCAAAGTTGACAAGGTCAATTATTCCGTTAACCACAAGCTGAATAAGCCCGACCAAAAAGACACCGAATGTCTCCATCATTTTATTGAAGAATCCCAGCACATCGCCCTCAAATAGCATGCCGAGAGCCTCCGCTATTCTTGTGATTATTGGGATTACTACATCTAGGAGAGAGTTGGCGAGGTCTATAATAAAGGTCATAGCACTTAAAATTTGCTCTATTGCATATCCTAGTGCTGGAATTAGTATCTCTAGGATAATCTGTATAACTGGATCTAATGCTCCAAGGAGGCTGCCATCACCGCTTCCAAAGATCTTCCCGAACAGCTCACTCACCCCCTCCATTAACCTGTCAAAGCTCTCTTTCACCCTTCCAAAGACATTATCTACCATCTCCTTGAAGCTCTCAATGGTATTGTAGAACTCTACTGCTTTAGCAACAAGTATTATAAATAGTCCGATTAGCCCAGGGCCTTTTAGCATCTTCATTATTCCGCCAATACCGGTTTTACCACTTGCTATGCCGCCAATAACTTTCTTTAAGGGGTCGAAGATCTTAGTGAGAAACTTCTCTCCAAAAACGGCAACAGCTATGGCGTATCCAACGATTACATTAAAAGCAAACTTAATGACATCAAAAATAACACCTATTGCACTTAATGTTGCAAATACGGGGCCTAAGTTGTCCAAAAGTCTTTTTGCGACGTCTCCGTCTAGGAAGTCATTAAAAGCAGACGCACCTTCATTTAGAGTGTCAAAGAAGGCATTTATCTGCTTGTCATCAGTTAACTTGTTGGTAATTTCTGTAACTGTCGACAGGAAAGTGGCGAAAGATGGTCCAGCATCAATCATCTTGCCTAGCATTTCGCCTAATGCAGGTGCACCTTCCTTCAACTGGTCGAAGGCAATTTTGATGTTGGGGTTGTCTGCAAGTTTTAGGATCTCCATGAGAAGAGCGCCAATAGAGCTCATTACAGATCGAGCGTTTGCAAAAGCGTCCTTGAAGAAGGTTTTTCCAGCCTCAGGATCCTCGGAGAACATGGTCGCAAAAGTACCCGTGGCTTCTTCCATCCACGTAAGCATGTCGTTTCCGGCACTACCTGGGCCGGTGGTTAGTCCAATTAAGTTACCAAGGCCTGTAAATACATTACCAATAATTGTACCTAGACGCCCAGCGTACACTCCAGCATCTGCAAAGAACCCCTCAAGGTCCCCGTCTGTTAGGGATGTAATCCATTCATCTGTCTTTTCAACCAAGAAGACTAAAAAGTCGTTGAGCAAGAGCGAGGTTGCATCAGTAATTCGCAGGAATATGTCCAAGACATTGCCAAGGAGCTCTCCGAATAACTGAATGTTGCTTCTGCCTTCTTTTTCAAAGGGCTCTGTCATGCCAGCAAAGATTTTGTCAATTAGCTCGAAGTCAATACCATCAACCATTGATTCGAGGGCGTCCCCGACCTGACCTGCAACTTGGGGTAGACGCTTTTGGAGAATCGGAAGTAGTTCTTTTCTTAGGATTTCCACTGCATTTTTTAGAGGGGGCAGCAATGCCTTGGATACGTCTAGCTCTAGGGCCTCGATTAGAGGTGCAAGAGTTACTAGATATTTAGCGAACTCACGCTGCGCCTCATTCAGGTCAGCAAAAGGATCAGTACCACCTGTGCCTTTGTCTAGTCCTTTTACACCCTTTTCTACTTCGGCGTTTAGATCTTGGGTGCGGTCTTTTGCTTCACGGTACGCTAGCTCCGCTTCGTCGCGAGCTAGCATGGCCTCACGCCGTGCTGCAGAGTTTGGGGGTAGGTCAGCAGTTCTTCGAAGGTTCTCTACAGCAGCTTCTAAATTTAGAGCTGCACGTTCTTCTCCAAGTGCTGCCCCTTCGGCAGCAAACTGTAGTTGCTGGAACTCTTCACGTAGCTCTGCAATAGATTTTCCAAGAGCGGTTGTAGGAGAGGTTGCTTGCTTTACAGCACTAGCTATATCTCCGAATCCAAACTTGGCAGCCGACTGCGCCACTTTAAGCGTGACAAGAGCGGCAGACAGAACAGCGACCGCAGGGGCGGCCTTACCTAGGACCCCAACCAGAGTTCCTAGAGAGACGGCAAGAGCTGCGACTCCACCAACTAGTAAACCAAGGACACCTTGAACTACATATCCAATTCTGACTAGACTCTGGAATTTTTTTCTTGCGGTCTCAGCTTCCGGGGCCATCTCCCGAAGACCATCAGAGAACTTTCCAAAAACATTACCGGAGGTGCTTCTTTTAAAGCCGTCACTGAAAGATTGACCAAGAGATTGGCCTGCCGCTCGGCCTACATTTGAACCAGAAATGCGCTTTAAGTCATTCCTAATGCTATCTTCAAACCCAGTAGTTATCGCCTTGACGATTACTTCTGCGTGACCAATGACTGCCATTTAGTATACCTGACCTAGCCTATAGGGGCTTCTAATGTGGAACCGAATGGGAGCCCAGAATCAGCGTCCATTTCAGTTGGAGCTATGTAAGGCTTAACTTCACCATCAGCGTACCCATTGCCAGAACCACCGGTACTATTCATCTTGTACCTGTAGGTGACGTTATACATACTTCCATAAAGTCTGGTCCTCATGTCACTGACTCCCTGAGCTTCTTCGGGAGAGGCGTATCTAGCGTCTTCCTCGAAGAAGAAATGAATGACGTCAAGCATTTTGCTTGCCTCCATCTCTCCTAGAGCTAGCCCTAGGGTTATTGCCTTACCGTTTATATATGGCCAGAGATCCACGGCCCATAGTGCTAGACCTCTGGCTGCGAATTTGGGCGACTAGTGTATTGCTCTACTAACCATCCGGTGATCTCTCCCAATGTCTCAGTAGTGACAACTTTTTCTTTGTCTACTACTAGGGCATCAAATCTAACTAGGCTTTCCTCAACAAGAACATGCGAGAAAAAGTCATTGATTACAGTTGCCTGATCAACGGCATCTTCTGAGGAGGACTTTGCAACAATGTCCAAAAGTACTCTTCCCGGAAGTGCCTTTACGCAGTGAAAGTCTTCACCGTAAAGCTTGAAGGAGACTGGCTCCATATCTTCGATCGATGTACTCGATCCGAAGTCTTTAAATTTGCTCATCATTAGTCTTTCTTGTTCATAGTGTTGTTCATCATTAAGCAGTTTTGGCTGCCCTTTAATTTTACCTTAGGATTTGTTTCCTTAGTTGGTCTGTTAAGTACCTATTAGCCCTGGTCCCTGGGTGCATGACCATTTTAGTGTGAATGACCCTGGAGCCCTTCATAAAGACCAGGTTGCCGCCGGGCTTATTAGGTGTGATAATGTGTGGTCTAGTGCCCTGATGGTGCATAAGAGCGTACTCCGTGTATGCGCCGATCTTGACAGCAGTCTCCCGACCGACTCTGACATGCCTAAGTTTCATACTTGCGCGTAGGCGTCCGCTTTTAACGCCGGCTTGCCTTCGCGCGCCCTGAAGAACTCTACTGCCAACCTTGTTGAGAGTTCTACCAACCATACCGTGAGGACTTCGTAGTTCGAAATCAAGTATGGGCTTGTATAAAACTAAATTTACTAGCTTATACGAAATCCCAGTGCGGCCTGCTCCGCCTATTCTTCGACGGCCTCCACGGCGACTACTGATCCTTCTGCCAGCTCTAAGAGCTGCACTTAGAGCAAAACTGTCTGGAAAGCCTCTAGGCATTAGGGAACGGCCATAGTTATTGTCATGTTGGTAGTCTGGAACCCGCCCTCGGGCGGCGTTGTGTCAAGAGTAGCAATAACACCGATCCCATAACCAGTTTCGTCCCACTGATCAAGCTGGTTTATGGACTCCATAAGGACCCAAGCGTCGATAGCAAGAATCTCTGATGCTGACTGAATTTTATCTGCTGCCGGGGGCCGACCATTTTGACCCACAATGGCTGTCTCCCTAGCAATAGACACTACTATTGTTGCGCTCCTAGGTACGTGACACCGCTGAGGTTCCCCAACCTCAGCTCCGGGGGCGCCTAAATATAGCTGCTGAAAGTAAACTACTACCTGCTCACAGTCTATGGCTGGTAAGCCCATTGACCAGTAGCGACGACGCGGCAATTCAATGTTATATGACTGGAAGACATTTTGCACTCTTTCGAGCACACCTTCTAACATGTCCCGAAGATTTACCGCGTCCTCAGAAACACCACTTGGATCTAGCTCTCCGCTTACCATGATTACTCAGCTTCTGTAGCTGTGGTGTCCTCTACAACAACTTCTTCTTCAACTACGTCTTCAACTACAACTGGAGCAACTTCAACAATTGGCTCTGGCTTAGGTGCAACGTACTTAGGAGCTGCTCTCTTCACTACTGGCTTTGCGGTACCCGGCATGTCCTGGGCACGAAAGTTAGTCTGTACTGACATGGTTCCTTCTTTCTTAATACGTCTTGATCTGGAGGTTTCCAGATGCAAGTACCGGAGTGAGGCTCTCTACACCGTCAACCATTTGATTGCCGTAGAGCTCCCATGTTCCTGGATCCACCATACCTAGAGTAGCTTGCGCTTCCTTGTAGGTTATAGTGAAACTTAATATGTCCTCCCCTTCGACGGTGGTTAGCGTGAAGTTGCCATCGATAGGAGATGATTTAGTGGCTCCGTAATTTCTAAGATTAACAACTGGCGACCACCCGGATGCGGGGAAAAAATTACTCAGATCTGCCCCACTGCCAGCGGAAGACCAGCTAACTGAAGCGGTCTGAGCGGTGGCACTCATTGAGAGATCAAACTCGGGGTCTGCTGCCTGCTTTAGCGGCTTAGCTACATACTTACGAGCACGAGGTCTATCAACCGAAAACACTTTGGATTTGCGACGAGCATTATCTGGATTGGTGACCTTTAGGAACAAGTCAATTTCGTACAACCCTGTACGCAGCTCGTCAATGAACTCTTGATTATCCAAGATTGTATAGGAAACGCCCTGGCGGGATACAGAAGTGACGCGCTGAGGTAGCTCGCACCCTTCGTCGCCTGACCACAATCTGGCAAACTCAATCGCTAGTTTACGAGCAGCCATTTTTCCGGCAGTCGGGACTGGCATGCCGTAAGCGTAAGTAATTTCTACATTACAAGGGGTCCAGGGAGTCCCGGCCTTTATGTGTATAGTGGAATGATCTACTAGGTAGTACCCAGAAGGGTCAAGAATTTTTCCCGTCGAATTTCTAATAGAGATTATTCTAGTCACGGGACGGCCGCGTAGCTTTAGGCGGGACTCTGGAGACATTCCATCTGCAGTTAACTCCGAGTACTCGCTATAGTCTCCTGAAGCGATATTGTATACCTCTCCGTTAAAAAGAGCAGGGGAAGTTGTTGTACTGGATGGCCCCATGCGGTTATTTCTTAGAGTACATGTATAGCGCTCGGTGACTATAGACTCGCCCATGTACTTACGACCGGACATTGCCCAGAGTAGATTCGACGCAGTCTGAGCAGCCTCTAAGCTGTACTCAGTGTAGGAGAAATCTCCCATATCTTCTGGGAGTACCCAAAGGTTGCTTGCCATATTTATTACCTCTTAGATAAAGTTTAACGGGTGGTAGCCTAAGCTAGTTTGCTCAAGCCGCCACCCGTTCTTGTTAACTATTATTAACTAGGGTTCTCGTTCGATGCAATGATGTTGTCAATTGCACTGTCAGCGTTGTAACCGGTTGCACCTGGGACGTTGTAGTCTACGCCACCAGTTGTCATGCTAGTCACTGCAACTGGAGCTGGGTAGCTCTCAGTCTTAGAATTGACTACGGTCACACGAGCACCACGGGAGACAGTTGTGCTTGTAATGTCCTGGGTGATTGATGCATTTACGAAGCTAACAACGTTACCTGATACTCCAGAAACAGTCTTGTCACCATTGAATAGTGACCCAACATTCTGAACTGAGATAACATCGCCAATCTCCACTAGAGGTGGAGCGCTGAAGGTTAGGCTCGCAGTTGTGTCAGCTAGAGTTGCAAGGAAGCTGTCAACTGTGATAGCACTTGGCGATGTGGCACTAGACGAGGTAAATACTACCTGGTCAGTTGCGTTGTCAGTCCAAGTGTAGAATCCAGATAGTCCGGTTGGAGCCCAGTCAGAACGTGCATAAGCGTATGGACGCTCTGCAGCAACTGGGAACTCCCAGCGGCCGTCGATACCTGACTTGAAGTTCTCGTTCCCTAGACCATAGCCCTCGAAAGTGTTAGCCATCAGACCGTTTTCGATAACACGGTCGCCAGACTGACGCATCTTGACGTACGGGAAGACCCAGTAGAAGTAAGGAAGAACGCCAGAACGCTTTCCATCTTTAACCGCGTGTGACCATGCTTCAATGGCAACGCCATTTCCAGCAGGATCGTCACCAACACCAGGAGCGGCCCAACCGATTGACTTGTTGTTTGGGTCTGCAACAGTGCCTAGGTTCTTGCGTAGCAATAGTCCACCAGAAATTAGAGCTGATAGCTCTGGGTCTGGCTCGCAGATAGCAAGTTCCATGGTAATCCGCTTTAGAGTGTCAGGAGCCTTGTAGGTCACGCAAACAACGCCATTAGCGCCCTTTTCGGTGATCTCATCGCCTTCTTCGTACTCTGGTGTAAAGGAAACTCTCATGAAAGCCGAGGTAGTGTAGCTGTCCTGCTCGCCGGTCATAAGGTTTCCAGCAGCATCTAGGCGTGTGACACGAATTGACACACCCTGAATGCTGGCTGCATATTCTTGAGTAGCCATAAGCTATTCTCCTTATTTCTTGATTAAGCTGTTAGATCGACTCTGACAGCTAGATGGATGGATGTGTCAAAGTAAACCGCAGCTGGGCGAATTGCTTTGATACGCATGTCATTTTTATTGCCCGACACGTCATAAGCTTGCGCTAGATTGTCGTTTACGACATCAACGTCGCCAAGGTAAACCTTGACAGCACCTGTGCCATAAATCCATTTGTTGGTGGCTGATGCAGCAGCACCAGTTACACCAGTTGGGCCACTACCTGAATAGCCTGCACCTACAACTACAGGGGTGCCAAGCCTAGTGACAAGAGTTCCGTCTTTTGACGTCTCTAATCTATTATTTAGAAGCGAAGCTACATCGCTGGTCATGTGGATTACTCCAAGCTCACCGGCATTTGAAGCAACCGCCATTGAGCGCTCCAGCTCAGCGATTGCCAATATGACACCTAGAGCTGTTCCGCTGTTAACCAAAGTAGTTCCAGCATCAGACAGGGCTTTATTGTCGTGACTCTCGCCTTTTCGAACCACACCATCCCAAAGCTCTGTCTCTATAGATTTCTGGCTCATGCCTTCAATCTGACGAGATAGTCTAGCAATTCGGTCAATAGCGTTAAAACTTAGTCCCGAGCGTGTCTCGGTCAATTCAATGAAGAAGGGCTTGATGTCATCGTAGTAGTTGATAACCCCGCCGGTAACTACAGATCCGTTAGTATTGTCTGTGTCATCCCAGTTTTTGAGCTCCTGCACGGTGGTTTCCCATTCTTGGGCAAAACCTCGGACCCACTGGTCCTCTCCTGGAGCGTTCTCTGGCTTAACAACAGCAAGTAGACCAAAGGCGGACGGCACGATTGCAGGTGCCGATACTACGCCTGTCTTTGAGAAAGCCATTTAAAATCCTTAATTTAAAATTATTTAGGGGGTGGGAGCCCCCCGAGCCGAAGCCCGGGGAGCCGCCCTATTTAGTTATATTTAGAGCTCGATGGTTGATGCAGCTACGCCACCTAGGGTGTCGCGCAATGCAGCAGCCGAACCGTTAATGTTAACGGTCTGAGTGATCTTTAGAGATTCGATACCAACCTTGGCAACGCCCTCGAAGGTCTCAACGAACATCTTGTAATCGTTGGTTCCAACTAGTGACGAGTCACGGATAATACCTAGGTCCAGTGATCCACCGTCTAGGAACAAGAATGTTCCTTCAGCGAATAGGAACCAGTCGAAGCTATCTGGGAACTCAAGAAGTGCAGCTGCACCCTGAGCACCAAAGTAAGTCATGTCAGGTGAACCGACTAGAGTTACGTTTGAACCAGATAGGTAGCCTTCGATCTCTGCACGGCCAACAGCTAGGGTGCTGTCTCCGGGCATTGAAACTGCAAGGTCAGAAGCCATAGCATCGTATACCCAGTCTGGGATAAGAGCTTTTAGCGTAGTGGTCTGAGCAATGCGGTGACGTGAACGGTAAGCAACAGCTGCCTTACGTACTGATACCAAGAAGTCGCGACCAAAACCAAGGATGGTTCCGGAAGTAACTGCAGTTGATGCTGCAGCAATCTTGGTTAGTAGGTCAACTTCACCTGCACGAGCGTGTGCAACTAGAGCTAGCTCGTTGTGACGAGCAATCAACTCTGGGTACGCACGGGTCATTAGGTTACCGAACTGTAGCTGTAGTGTTACAGCGTCAGTTACTGCGGTGTTTTCTGCAGCAGCAACAACCGTTAGGCTTTCCTTTGTTGCGGCACCTGGAGCAGCGTCAACAGCAGCAGTCCATACACCAACAGCGTCAGCGTAGTCACCCGATGCAAAGCTCGGAGCAGTTACGAAGCGGATACCGCCACGGTCTGCCTGGAACTTTGGAAGTGAGTCACGTACTGGACGGTTAGTGGTTGAACCTAGGCCGAAGATGTCATACTTGGTCTCAACTGGAGCACCATGTCCACCAGAAGCAACAAGTGCCTGGGCTGATAGTGCTTCAATCTTGGCCGAGTTGGACTCAGCGTCGGTACCAAGGAAGCGATCCTCAGCGTATGTGGTTGAGAAAGACGCAACAATGTGCTGCTCTCCGTCGCCACCGTTTACACGGCGAAGAGAGTGTAGTCTCTTCTCCATGGCCTGAGATAGCTCAGACATGTCTTCAATTGTGCTTCCCGCGGTGTAGCCAGGGATGTCAGCGCCGGCAGTAATTGCTACTACTGGTGCTAGAGATTCCTGAACTACAGGTTGACGGTCGGCTGGGGCCTCGAAAGGCTGTTCAGCTGCAGCAGTCACTGCCTGCTCCTTCTGCTCTTCTACGAGAGCTGTTGATGTTTCAATGATTTCGTCTGAAGAAAGCTCTGTGTCTTTTCCAGTTGTGGTTGATAGTTCAGAACCGTCTACCTGAGCGGTTGATGCTTGAATTGTGGCGTCCTCGATTGCTTCGGTAACCTCTTCGGTTGAAGCCTCGTCTACTGCAGAAAGCTCTGCAGTACCTTCGGTCTCAACTTCAGCGATTTCCTCAACAGCAGCTTCGGTTTTAACTGCAGCCTCAGCTACAGTATCCTCCGCGTCAGCGACTTCTACTACTTCTTCAGTTGAAAGCTCGGTTGCATCAGCAACTTCCTCAACAACTTCTTCGGTAGCGAGTTCAGCTTCAGCAGCTGGAGTTTCGACTTTTTCGGTTACTTCTTCTGCAGAAAGTTCTGCAACCTCGGTAACCTCGACAACAGCGTCACCAGCAACTTCTTCAGAAGCAAGCTCGTCAGAAGCGGATGCCTGAATCGACATTTCCTCTTCTTCCTTCTCTTCTTCTTCTTCAGTTGGCAGTTCTTCTGCTTCTACTTCTTCGGTCTCTTCCTCAGCTGGAGTTTCCTCTGCTGGGGCTTCTTCCATAGGAGCGTCGTCTTCGGTCATAGCCATTTCCTCTTCCGCGTCATCTGCTTCACCCTTAACACGAGCGGTAGCTTCTGCTGCGCGAGATGTAAGCTCAAGAGCCTGCGCCTCGCGGTTAGAAAGCTCACCGCGTACCATGTCTAGCGAGTCAGCTAGTAACGTCATAGCATCAACTGTCTCAGGAGTCGGGTCTTCACCCTCAACCATTTCAAACTGCGAGATAATCTCTGCCTGAAGCTCGGCGACTTGATCGTCACCTAGCTCAGCGATAGTATCTAGCTGAGTTTTAATTTGGTCGTACACTGTACCTCCTAGGCCAGTTAGTTTTTGAGTGGTTGTTTTCCACTCACTGATTTTACAGTCAAGGCCGAGGGACTCATCGAATAAACGAAAGGCGCTCTACCTAGGGATAATTTTACCCTACTTTTTAGGTAAGGAGTCGAAGCAGCTTGCTCATCTCAGATTGAACCTCTCCCTGAGAGTACAAATCTGCACCCGAGATGTAGGATCTCAGACTTTGCGTAGCAATATCTGCATCCTTTTTACCGATTTTTGCCTCGACACGAGTAATCATTGAACCAATGAGGTCCTTGAGTCCAGACGGTAGATCGCTAAATTTTAATTTTTCTGCATCCTGGCCAAAGGGGAGGGGGAGATTAGAGATAACCTTGCCCAGCTCTCCGGCAGTTGCACGGACATTCTCCAGAGCCTCTGGGTTAAGCGCCTTAGAGTCAATACGGTCGATCATACCGATCAGCTCGCCGCTTGCGTCCGCAGAAGCCTTATAGTCACCAGCAAAGTCTAGGTTCTCAGCATCTTCAGCCTTTTTCAATGCTTTTGCCAGACCTGCAACACCTAGGTTCTGCTTTAGGCGGGCTAGAACAGTACGATACTTACCTTTTGCATCGCGTGGCTGGTTTACACCAGAAACGTACTTAGGATCTCCGTCTTCATCTTTAGAGGGTGTTCCCTTGTTTGCCTTTACATCCTCGGCAGCTTTAATCTCTTCTTCGGTTTGCTTGTCAGACTCAGACTTGGCATCCTTCAGCTTCTTCAAATCAGTGTCAGAGATTTCATCTTTATCACCTTCAGCAAATTCCGTTGATGCAGATGCAGTTAGTTCACAGTCGCAATCCACATTGGCTGCAGCAGTTATAGCTTCGCGCATGGATGCTACTCTTTCGGCCGCTTCCATGGAGTTTGCGTTCTTCCACTGTTGAGGCACAAGGTCATACTTCTTAAGTGCTCGTGCACGCTTAGTGATGTGCTTGCGGACAGCTCGTCTTTCGGAAGATTTTGCTCGTCCGTACGCCTGAATAGCATTGCGCAAGTCGGACTCGTCGCGGATTGGGTACGCGCCGTCTTCCATTGCGTGGCCCTTCTTGGCGAGTTCCATTCTCTCGTCGTCCGAGATTTTGGCTAACTCTGCGACAGCGGCCGCGGTCAGAGCGCTCTCACGCATGTTAGCCGCACTAGCAGTAAGTGATTGAAGATTTGCTGCGCGAAGAGACTTCTTTGCTTCCCTGACACGGATCTTTAGGTCTGGCGCAGTTAAGGCAAGTTGGCCTAGAGTCACTGCCTTGTGGGCTAGTGCTTGCACTGCTTCACTCTTTAGCACAGCCATGTGGCTAGCTCCAGCGGCAACTAGTGCCAACATCTTTCCGCCTGCGATCATTGCACGAGCAGTTGGGAAGCCTGGCACATTTACCTGGCAGACAGCAACTAACTCTAATGAGCCTTCAATTGGACGCCAGTCTCCGGATGGGGCAGATGCGCGAAGTGCACGTACCTGCATTTCATTTGCGTCTGGACGCAAACAGCCTGCAACCCATATACCAAACTGGTCTTCACCAGCATGGACATCTGCAATAGCCGAAGCCGTGTCATCGTAGTGCTTGGCAGCCGCAGCAGCACTAGCATTTAGCGGAGCGTGCCCACCAGCAAGAGTTAACTGACCAACAGTGGCATCAGTTCCCTCTGCAGTGTGCACTACTCCAGTGTTGAAGTATGCGTACTTACTACGTGAGCGAGGAGGCTTAGTTGAACGTGGTAGCCCGATGTGGCTAACATTCCATGCAGCAATGTGGCCGTATACACGGCCGTTCTTGTCTACAGTTAGAGGCGTAGGACCTTTGAGGTCAGGGTTCTCAAACCATTCAGAAGGAGGAGCCATTGGTATCTCAGATTCTAGATACCCGGAAGCCATAATTGGCTCAAGGTCGCAAAGGCCATCGATGCATTCTTCGTAAACGCCGTCTTCTGGGGTCACGTAGTCCTCCTGGTCCCCCGAGTTAGTAATTACAATAGTGCATTCCTGGAATGCGGGCTTAGCTACAATTGTAGCAGCCATAATACGGGCCTTATTGATGGTTAGCTTGTCCTTGCCCATCTCATCGCCTGCCTCGTCTGCGGAACCATCTTCCAGTTCTGGTTTAGGCTGCTTTTCTTCTTTTGCCTCAAACTTGTCAAGGTCCACAGAAACTCCTCGTAGGAAGCCATTTTCTACTAACCTCTGAGCTTCACGGCCGTAAGGTCCATTATCAAAGACACCAGTGGCATTGCCGAGACCCCCGTCAATACGCTCAATGGTGTCGATTCGTCCCACAACTACAGATCCGTCGTGACCTGCACCGGTCTTAATCTGCCAAAGAAGCGGTAGAGGTAGGTCACGCAGCGTGATTGCCCCGTCTACAAATTTACGACCATCGCCAGACTCTAAATCTTCCGGCACTAGCATCGGGATCAAAAATGATGAACCTTGCTCTGAACGCGAAGCTGAAGCTACTAAGGCAACTTTCTCGCGTGCGTCGGCTGCTTTAGCGTGTAGCTCAGCAGTTTTTAGCATGGCAGAGTCAAATTCTGCTTCGGATGTGAACAAGTTTGAGGAGGCATTAACACCCTTCTTGCGACCTGGGTTTTTCTTGCTACCGGTGTAGACACCGGTTACTTCCTTGTGGCGAAGCTGGCAGTAGCCCTTCGCGCGTGGGCCCATGTACTTGGAGAGGTTGCGAACACAGCGAGTCCAGTCGCCGGGAGTGCCCCAGCGGATCTTTGCTGCGCCTTTACCTTTGGTCCAGTATCGACGAAGTGCATCTGCATTACCACGGTTACGGTCAGCACCACCAGCTGCAAGCAGCGGCTCTACTACTTTCTCCCAAAAGATAGAGAACTCATATGCTGCAGCAGTAACGACCGTCTCATCGGCTTGGGTCAATACATCGTTTAAAACCTCTTGATCGTCTAGCTCTACTACCGGAGGAGCGGCAACAGACTTGAGGTCTAACAGGATCTGCTCGTTCTCTATCCACTCGCCGCCTCTACGCTCGTAGAGGGTTGGAGTAGAGCCACTTTTAGAGTCGGGGACGATTGCAACGACATCCATAACAGCACCGTGGTCTTCTGGAGATACGATGGCTAGATACTTAGCAGGGACATCGGAGTCAGAAGGCTCATTGATGGAGTCGTCTTCTTCTTTAGCTGCCGCGGCATTAATTCCGTGGCGTTCTTTTACAAGCTTTTTGTCATATGCCTTTAAGCCCTTAGGGCTGTCATCATATGTCTTGTAGGACGCTCTCATCTTTTTTACATAAGCTGGGAAATCCCTAATAAGCAACTCTAAGTCGCTATCAGTCATTTGAGGAAGCGTTCCAGGCAACTGCGCGATAGGGGAGTTTCTAGGAGTACGTGGCTCTGCCAGTATCCCAGAAAAGTCCATGGGGGGGCTCATTTGCGATCCCGGTACAACAGAGGGGCCGTCAAAGTCTTCCTCACCTTGAGTGTACTTTGCGTCAACCTCTATGGATTTTCCGGTGTCAAGTCTTACAGTCACTTTCCCTGTTGCGGTATTGATCTTAGTTATTTCGCCAGAGCCGCGAGCCTTATCGCCTGCAACTACGGTCCTTGCACCGACTGAGAGGAACTTGCCGCCAGCATCACGTGGCTGGCTATTTGCAATACTTGAACGCTCTTCAGGAGTGTAGTTACCGTCCTGATTAGTTGGAGCAGCAGAGTCTGTGGTGCCTGCAGCCCGGATAGGCTCTCCTGCAGATTGCATTACTCGATCAATAACGTCAAAGTCTTCTTCAGCCAGACCAGCGGAAACAAGACGAGTCTCCTCGGGGTCGATCTCTTCTAATCGTACTGGCTGGAATGGACGCTCTTGTAGGAACGCAGATATGACAACGGCAGATGCTGGATCAACCAGCACGTAATCTTTTACCGAGATTTCGGATGGGTCGTCTAGTGACTTATCGTAGGAGTAGACATCACCATCGACATGACCCATGTCATCCCACGATGAGCCGTCCCAAACGTAAACCTGGCCATCGATCTCGATCTTATACAATCGGTCTATTCCGGAATCGCTAAGGCAGATCCGAACCATAAATTCTGGGCCAACAAACGGGTCTAACTCGTGAGCAACTTTAAAGGCATTTAGGTCTGACCTGTATTCGTCTGCAGAATACTCAGTTTGGTAGCTGTCCACAAAGCCGTAGGCCCCGCCTGCTGCTATGGCCTTCTTCTCTTCTCGTTCTACTATTGTAGATGCCCAGCGCTGTGCAGCATCTCCACCCCAAAGTGCCCAAGCAATACGGCCGTTAGATGGGAATCCATCTTCTCCGCGCTCATAGCCTTTTGCTTTTTTGTCAACTTCGTGACGGGGGAAGTATTTAGCTACATGGCTAATCTTCTTGATGCCAATCTGGCCACCGGCAGCAAGGGTGCGCGCAGTATTAAGTCCTACTGGAGTGCCACCACGCTTGTGCTCTTTACGCCATTCTAAGGCTTTTTTAGCTTCTGCTTGAACGCCGCCAGGAATGGTGTACATTCTTTGTGCCCCGGCAAGTAGTGCATTTTGCTCACCGGTGAGAAAGAGCTCTGCCGCTGCAACAGTCCCATCCGAGGCGTGATCCTTGGTAGCTTCCCACGGAGAGCTTAGCTCATAAGATTTAGAGTCAGCTACATCATAAGCGAGGTTTAAGGTTGTATCAATAACTACAGCCCGGACACCATTAGAAAATAGTGCCAGCTTACCGGAAACTGCAATTAGTTCGGTCATATGTTTTTAGCCTTCGTTCGAACTTGCAACATCGCTTCGATCTGCCACGGGTCCTGTTCCGATTAGATGTCCATATTCTTCTAAGTCTGCGACCAAAATATCTTCGCCGTCATCCCATTGATTCACTAAGGTGTGCTCCCATGCTCTCTTGTCTGCAGGGTCTGGCATCTCAGTTAGTTCTTCCCAGTCGATTCTATAAGCCGAGTAGTTACCGCTGTTTAGGTAATCAATCAGGTCTTTATCTGTTCTGTCGATAGGGAACCAGTCGGTATCCCTGCGGAAAAAGAGCCCGGTTATACCGTAAAGAGCTAGTGCTTCTACTTTTCCTTTGGAGTCATTGACGTAGCAGTATAAGGTGACCACTGAATCAAGATCAAAACTTTCGGCGTTAGCCATGGGTATCCTACTCTAGGCTAGAAGATATCAAGTACCATTCTAGCATGCTGGTATAGTTTATTAGTTCTCTTCGTCTAGTAGACGGGCCTGATAGTACTCTTGAAGACCAGGGAATGTCGAGGCCATTGCTTCAATGTCTTCAATGTTTAGTTCATCTAAGTCAATCGTTTCGGTTGTAGAGCCGTCAGTCTTGTCAATGATCATTTCGATGATGTGTTTTCTTTTCTTTTCAGCCATATCTATATCCTACCTTAATTTACATCTGAAAGTATACCAGCGGACTGTAGATACTCTAAGAATATAGAGCTTGCTTGCCCGGTTTGTATGTATTTAGCAAAAGACTCTGCAAAGTGCTCTTGAATTGAAGTGTTACCATACTTTGTTATAAACTCGCCAAAAGAGTCTGAATAGCTGCCAGGCCCAAACTTACCGCCTAGGGATCGGTGAACAGTGTGGCCAAACTCGTGAGTAACCGTGTCGCCGATTGGGTTGTCAAAGCCCTCTGGAGCTCCGCCAGCCTCTAGTAGTCCGTTATTGACTAAAATGCTAATTGGCTCCTCGCCTAAGAAGGATATATTTACGCCAAGGACATTGTCCTTGATCTCTCTCGGAGAGTTATTACTCATGCCTCGAGCTGCACTCTGGTACAAAGCGAGGAATTGCTCTTTTGTAGACGCTATCCGGATTGAATGAAGATCTGGGTTAAAGCCCTCTAGGGTAGCGGTTGCTGCAAACTTCTCTATGTCACCAAATGATTTGAAGTATTTAGAGAGATTCCCCTGAGACACACCAAGGTCTAGTAGATTACCTTCACCTTTAGCCACGTCAAACTGAACGGTACGAAGAGCGCCGTCTTCTCTGGTGTAGGTGGCTGGCTCTTGAGTGATCTGGTTGATAATCTGCTGCTTGCTCTTCAGAAAGAACCCGGAACTCTTTGCGCGACGTAGCTCGAGTAGAGTTTTAATTTCTGCTTCAGATAGGTCTGGGTACTCTTCTCTAGCTTTTGCAACTAAGTTGTCATAAGTTTTCGTATTGAGGTAGGACTTTGCTGAGAATGAGGCTGGATCGTAAGACCATCCCTCTGGGGCCTTATCTGCTAGACCAGCAGCCATAGCGTCTAGCTCTACTTGAATCTCCTGGTTGAGATTTAGCTGTGTCTCCTCATTGCGCTTAGCGCCTTTAGGAAGCGTAAACTCTAGAGATACCGTTTTTGGCTTCTCAACCGTTGCAGGATCCGTTGAGAACTCAACTGGGTCCAAGTCAAAGTTAGGATCTGACTCTCCTTCAAAAGTACGTGCATCCTCTTCGGTCTCTCGGATGTTAGGAGTGTTAAGCACTACCTTAGGTCCACGAGTTTGCCCTGATGCGACAGCTACAGTAGTGACTGCCCCGTCTTTGTCGACATACATGACACCAAATCCATCAGCGCCGTCTTTACCTTTAACAGGGACGACTTCAACAACTTGACCTAGTTTGTTTCCACCTACGCCGTAGAAGCTATCTCCAGGGGTTAGATCTTGAGTATTACCTGTTGCGTCTGGAAGATTTGGCTGGTTAGGGAATCTCAGAGTCGTAGGGGTGTAGATCCCACGGAATTCGCGAAGCTTCTCCCCTGCTGCGCGTCCCTTAAAGTCTGTAAGCTCAGTGTTTTGATCTTTTAGAATCCTGAGCGCGCTGGTTGGCAGGGAGCTCCTCTTGCCGTCCCCGCCAATAATAGTTACGTAATCACCATAGGAAAACGAGTCTTCACTCTGTGCCGGCCTTGCAGTGTTGACTTTTTCTAGTCCAGTAACACGAATTATGGAAATCTCATCGATATTATTCTTGTACTCTACAACCATTCCAACTTCTACGGAGTTTAGTCCGTCAATCGAAGTTCGCGGACTCTCTCTAGCTTCGGGGTTATCAAATTGTTGCCTCCGTATCGAGGAAGATACAGACGAAACCATACCGCTAAATTGCTGAGCTTCTTTTTGAGTACTGAACCTTCCAGCGAATAGGGATCTAACAGCTCCCATAGCGACCTCATGGGTAGCTCTGTCCATAGGTAGCCTACCGAACACCGCTCTTAGTCTTTCGAGTGTGGCTTGGTTGTCCCCTGCTATAAATGCATCTATGACTGGCAAAACTTCGGCCCTCAAGCGAGTACCATCTTTTGGATTATAGCTAGCGCTTACACCTGACGCATATTCGTTAGTGTGGGCCTCGATAGTTTTTGCGCGACCCTGAAGTTCAAAGTAGTTGACATTATCAATAGGGTTCATCTCAGGGGAAGTGGCGAACCTCATGGTCTTACGTTCGGTTTCACCACGAATGATGCTTGCCATCATTTGCGGTCCGTTTGTTTTCCCGAACAAGGAGGTCATAGTGTCGCGGCCGTCATAGTGGAGCAGGGTCTTCTCTTCACCGTTAACGTTGTCTTTAAAGTTTAGGATGTACTTGACTTTCTTGTCACCAGTTGTGGCTGCGCGCATCTCCCAGGTTACATCCCGTCCACCAACTTTACTGCGCTCACGCATAAGCACTAGCTGATCCTGGTCATTAAACTTAGAGCCTTTATAGGCGTTCGCTAGAAAGTTGATCATAGCGTTAGGGTCTTTTACTCCTGTTGCCTTGCCCTTGCTGTTAAATTCTACGACTGGCTTACCCTCGTCGTCTACAAGATTCTCCAGGGGACTATTTCTAAGCTCTGTAAGCTCATCCTCGCTAAACACTTGCTGCGTAATGTTCTTGCCGTCATCCTTGCGGCGGATACCTGCACGAGGGGTTACTTTTGGTTCTGGGGCTTCTGGCTCAGGAGTTGTATCCTTACCTGGTGCTTGCTCTGGAACTACTTCTGGTACTACTTCTGGTACTACTTCTGGTACTGGGTCAGGAGCGACTTCTGGAGTTTCCTCCGGAGTTGCGTCAGCTTCTGGCTTTGAAGGAGTTACTGGGGAATCGGCAGAAGGGAGCTCGTTGTCGCTTCGACGCTTCTTGTCAACATACATCTCGGAGTTTTTACCGAGTCTACCTAGAGCGATGCTACCATCTGCTCTTTGAACCTTAAACTCGTAATTGCCTGCAGCATCTTTTTTAGGATTGCTGACAACCACACCGAGCTCATTACCCTTATCGTCACGAACAACATCTCCACGACGAAGCTCTTCTGGGAATTTCAAAAGGGTGCCATCTGGCGCTCTCGAGGAGTCCAGGACGTCAGGTTCTTTTGTATCCTCTAAGTATGACTCGGGGTCACCGAGGTCGTCCCCGTATGCCACGTCTTCCATAATCTTTTTAGCTGCAGTGTCAGCGTTGTCTTCTCCGGATGGCTCGTCGGAGCTTACCTCGTCAATGATGTCGGATACATCATCTCCGGTCTTAGCTCTTTCAGCGACAGCAGGTGCAAGCTTTGCGACAGGCTCTGCGTCACGATCTGCCTTACGATCGGAGTCTTCATCATCGGTGAGCCCGTTAGTGGCTAGATCAATGTCAAGCTCGTCAGCCTTCTCTGGAGACATCTGCTCTAGAGTCTGAGGCATATTAGCCAGGTCTGCTGGTAAGTCTGCCTGTAGGTCTGGGTTTATGCCCTTCTTGCGAAGGAAGTCTTTATCGATGTTTGCAACGTAAAGCTCAGCGTTAGAGGACTTAACGGTTAGAACCGTGTTATCTTCTATGCCGTATTCTTCATAGCCCTCGCCGGCCAACATGCGGATCTCGCCAGAGGTGTCGGTACCACCGATTGCGCGACCGCGTACATTTGTAGATGTGCCATCAGGCAGACTCAGTCCGGCAAATAGACGGGCACCAGTAATTACCCAACGGCCTTTTTTATCACGAGGCTGGAGTTTGACTCTAGCGCGGCGCGCAGCGGATGAATTTCCGTCTGCAAGAATCGTACGAAGGTAAGACATTAAAATCCTCTAAATATAGGCTTAGCTAAATTTTACCCTAATTGAGATAAACTTAGTTGTTAGGTAGTACTTGCTCTATAAACGAGACAGTAGTCTCGGATAAAGCACCTGTCTGTAGTAGGTGTGAAAGTCGTACTTTCGCGTGCGTTTGAGTGACCATATCCGCCTGTGAGTTGACAGACGCAATTATTGCATCTGCGGATGAGGGGGATATTTCAGGGGCTCCTGCGATCCATGTTGCTGATGCAGTTAAGCCTCTGGACGGGTGTCCGGTTGGGAGGTAGTCAACATACTCTGGGCCAAGCTCATATTCTGAGCTGACGCCAAATGCTGCTGCCTCTAAAAATCCATTTAGTGCCAGACGTATTGAATTCCCAGCGGTGAAGCTGTCCTGGTCGATGTACTTGTTGTGAGCATAAGCGGCAACCATAAACGCAGACATAAAGTCTACGTGTCTTGACTCTCCAACCTGAGAGTTGTACATGGATAAAGTAAGCCCAATTTCAGCAGAGCTAACCAAAGTGTCTGGGCCATCTACAAAGTTCTCTGAGGATGCATCCATTGGCACACAGTTAGGAACCATGTCCCCGCCTTTGCCCTTCTTCATGCCAATCTGGACATAACCCTTCCAGCATGGGTCGTCAGAATCTTTCTCTAAAGCTGCT